ACCTTTTGTCGTACCATCAACAAAGAAACCAGCATCTGCACGTATGTATCGAGGAGTGTAGATGTTCTTATTAGTTTCCTGGTTAATCCTAAGCCAAGTAGTGTCCTCACATCCAATCTCACCCATCCTTGTGGTTCCGTTGTAGAAAATAATATGATCAGAAACATTATTATCTGTTTTCTTTAGAAGAATACGAGCACTACCAGAGGATGTTAAATCGCCAGAGAAAGTATCAGCAGCATCAGAATGTAATACATTCGTCATTGAATTTGCCAAATGATTTGGCGTACAATATCGGATATATCCGTCAGTTGTATATGTTGAATATACCTTTGTTACTGTGTTTGCGTGTGACCCAGATGTTGTATTGATCCAACCGGCATCGATGTAACCGCTACCATTAGTTCTTACAACTTTATTGGCATCATCGTTTCTACCAGTATGAAGGTTTAAACCGTCTAATGTATCAGCATCTAGTCCTGAACCAGACCCATCAACTGTTTTAATAGCCGTAAGGATTTCTGATGCAGTCTGGTCTGCAGTAGCACCTGCCTCTACTCCATCGAGTTTTGCTTTGTCAGCACCGCTGATTAAACCAGAGTTGCCAGAAGCAACTACATGTGGAATTACTGCATCAGTACCTGTACTACTTGACATCGTACGGTTCGATGCCGTGTAGGTGAGATTAGTATCAGCATTTACTTCAGCACCAGCAGAAATATTAAGCAACTTTGTTGCCTGTGCTCCAGTCATTAGACCTGAGTTACCACCACTTACAACTTCAGGGAATGTAAAACCACTACCAGTGTTTGAATCAACTTGTCGTGTTGAAGCTGTATAACTAATGTTTGTTGACGATGCTGGATATTGCATAGCCATCCAGTCAGTTGAAGTACTTCCGTCATTTGCTGTAATGACATACAAAATGCCTTCATTACTTACAGATGCAAAGTCACCTAGTTCTCCTGACAACGTGGTTAAGTTGGCTTGGGCCGTAACTGTTCCTAAGAATTGAGTAATAGCAAGGTCAGGTATTTGTGATTCTAAAATTTTCCCGTTAGAATCTAGATCCGCCTTATCCGTCAAATTACCTGGAAGGTTGTCTAAGTCAACGAGATTTTGTGCGGTGATATCGTCGAGTTTAGTTGCACGGCTGTCAGTCAATACATTACTATCACTTGCAGATGCGACTAGTGCACGGATTTCAGCAGCTGTTTGGTCTGCAGTTGCACCTATTTCGACACCGTCAAGTTTTGATTTGTCAGTCGCACTAGAGAGTCCGGGCACAGCAGTAGTTACTTCTGGCAGAGTAATACCACTTGCATTGTTTATCTCCAACGCACGAGTAGAAGCTGTATAAGTCAGATCATGATTAAGGTTAACTTCAGAACCAGCTTCGATGCCATCTAACTTTGTGTGATCAGCATCAGTAAAAACATTAGAGTCTGTTGCTGCTTCAACTGCAGCGCGTATTTCTGCATCCGTTTGATCAGCTGTAGCTCCCGTCTCAATTCCTGCCAGCTTAGTATTCTTTGTGTCTGTGTATGCGTCCGCTTCCTGTTCATACAGTGCTTTAATTTCAGCACCTGTTTGATCGGCAGTTGCTCCTGGCTCAATGCCACCTAATTTTGTAAACTGTGCATCTGTGAATGCAGAAGTTTCTTGTTCGTATAGCGACTTGATCTCAGCACCTGTAAGATCTGCTGTGGCTCCACTCTCGATTCCATCAAGTTTCGAATGGTCGGCATCGGTAAAGACATTACTGTCAGTAGCATCACCCACCAAAACACGAACTTCAGCTGCAGTTTGGTCTGCTGTAGCTCCTGTCTCAATTCCTGCAAGCTTAGTATTCTTTGTGTCTGTGTAGGCATTTGCTTCTTGTTCATACAGTGCCTTTATCTCAGCCCCGGTCTGGTCTGCGGTAGCACCACTTTCTATACCATCAATTTTAACTTTATCTGTAGCCACCATTAAGCCACGTACTGTTGTCGTGACATCAGGTATTGCAGCAATTTGTGTATCTGTGTAATTCTCAGAAAATGCTTTAATTGATTGCTGAGTGGCTAATGAACTTGCACTATCACTACTAAAGTTATCTTCATCTAAAATCGCAGTGACAATTGTGCTTGTTCCTAGCTGCAGCGAATCTGTTTCGACCGCATCAACATCAATTGTTGGGTCTAGACTCAGTGTTATTTGATCTCCACTTACAGTCGTAGAAATTTGATTTGTTGAGCCACTAATAGTTAGAGTATCTGTGCTACCAGCTTGAATATTCCCATTGCCGGAATCACCAGCAAACTTTACGATTTTTGTAATATCGTCTACGTATTTTTTAATTGATTGCTGTGTAGCCAGTTTCGTATTGCTATCGCTTGTCAGTGAGTCTTCATCAAGCACACCATCAATTACTTGCGATGCATTGATGTCTAAGCTACTTGTATTTACTCTTCCACTTGCAGAAATATCTCCATTGCTGCCCAAAGTGATGCTTATATTATCCCCTAAAGTAGAATCTACAGTTATGCTGTCTGCAGTAAATAATCCTACAATTGCGCTATCACCCAGGTTGCTTTCACCTGTTCCACTGATAATAAGTGGAGCTGCCGAAGAGAAGCTTGTACCGTTAATTGTAATAGAACCATCTACTTGTAGTGTGTCAGCACTTTGAAAGTACTCCTGATAACCTGATGAATTAAGGACTAGAGGGCGACGGTTTGCCATTTTAAATTACCACGGGCTGAGAGATTTCAAGTGCAATTCGGTTACCACTAACCGCAGTTGCGATAGCAATTACTACATTGCCAGAAGTTGTTGTGTCAGGGGTCAACGTAAAATTGCCAGCATTAGTGGCACTTAGGTAGTATTTACCCCCAACTACAAAGTTATTATTTCCTTCATCAGTGATCCCTGCAATTCCTGTAAATGTCAGATCAGCATCACTTGTGAAAGATACAGTCTGACCAGGGTTTGTTGAATTTAGTGCAACACCCACCACCTGCGCTGTACTAAGGTCTGTAGCAATAGCTGGGATGAGAGTCCCAAAAGAAGTGAATGCCAACGGTGTTCCTCGTTGAGCACTTACTGGCGAACTAACGTCATATACAGCAGATCCCGAGATAACCTCGACATCATCATCTTCATCTACTGGAACTAGATCTTTTGATGACAATGCATATACAGAAGGTCCTAGCGCGGTGTCAGGATTCCGGAAAATATAAGATCTACCGAAAACATTTTTTGTATCACCTAAATTTGCCATTCTACAGCTGAGTTCTACTCTCTATAGTTTATCGGTTTCTGTAGACCAATCCTTTAAGTCTTGCATTATCATTCCTTTTACAGATACTGTCAAAAGCTGCTGATAGTTCATGTACAGCCTAATTGAATCTTTCAGGCTCTGCTTTAGCACATCAATGTCATTGCAGTTGTCAATATCTTTATTGATAATATTCAGCTGAAATGACTTTTGAAGCGGTAACTCGTAATCTTCTGGTTTAAACATTGTATTACTATGCACTTAAGAAGGCTAGCAAGTTTGTTTTAAACTGTGCATAATCAGACGAATTATTTAGAATACTTTGGAAGTTAACTTTGTCTATATATGATGAGGACTGCGCCGGAACAAATTGAACACCGTCAAACACGTACAGCTCTTTAGAGTTAAACTCCATCCAGATTTCACCTCTCAGTGGTTGTGGAGGTGCTGTTCCCTCCCGTACAGTTACATACCCATCACCACCATTAGTTTGATACCAGCCGTCGTGTGCATAGCAAAATAACCGACCCTGCCTCGTGTCAAACCAAAGTGCACCTTCACTGGGTGGGATTGAGTATTCCGTATTCTCTTGATTCCAAGTAGGGGGTTGTGGCCCTGTTGATGCTTGACCCCAATTGAGGTCTAGTATTGCTGCGACTAAGCCCGCGTAATTAGCAGGGTAATTACCTGGAATCTGATAGTTTGCAATTCGTTTTGCATTAAGTGCAGCAATCAACGACTCAAAATTAGCATCTAAATTACCGTAATTTGGCTTAGCATTCTCGTGGGACATTGTATCGGCGCTTTTTCTTTATTGTACCTAGAACTTAGTATTCAGAATTGCGCTAGCTAGTTCCACTTCATCCATATTTAAACCTTCAGCAGTAGCAAATACAAGTTCAATTAACGATAAATCTCCACGTTGATATGACTGTATAAATTCCTCTGCGACTTCAGCCATCTCTTGTTTTAATTTAGCTTCAAATTTGAGTCGAGTCTCATATGAAGGAACTTGATTAGGCTCAGCTACTTTTAATTTTTCAATGAACATGGCGGCAACTGTGTGCTTACACATTTTGAAGCTCATTCTATAAGTATCTGATGACCATGTTTGAATGCGACCAGCTGATTTAGATAAAGCTACAGTGTCAGATTGTTTCTTACCCTTAGCAGTAGGTAATGGGTAACGTTGTTGGCGGTTCACTTTTCTATCGAATTCACCTTCTGTTGATTGCGGTATCCTTAATTGTGCGTGCGAATATGCTGGACATGAGCATGTGTACAGAGTTGCTGGCACTAGGTCAAACCCAGCTGTAAATGTCTGATCCATCCAAGGATCTATATCGGTCTCTAAACGACGCCAAGGGTCGTCACCTTGACTGAGTACGTGGTAGCTCAAACCCCCATACTCATCTAATACTATTTTTGTAAAGCTTTTACTTTCAAAAACTAAGAAACCGTTTTCTGATGGTGCATATAGTTTTAATTCATCAGGATAACTCTCTGCTTCAATAATTACATAACCGTTGCCGCTATTAATAGTTGATTTTATTTCGAACGGTAGTAAGTTAATGCTAAGTTCATTTACTTCACTCTGTACTTCGTCAGCAGTAATATACTGTGTTCCGAATAGATTTTGATATTCATCTTTTTGGAATATAAAGGTGCTTTGCAGTTCTGGTTCCGCAAGTGACGTTGTTAATAGTGTGGGAAGCTGACCAATGTCAAATGTAGAGACTGGTAGATCTTGTTGATCCACAATACGAAAAGCTTTTGCTGACTCCCGTTGATTTACCTTGACTTCAAACGTTTCTCTATTATCTACAAACTGCTCTGACCCAATTGCTCTTCTAATTTGGATATTGTCTAAATAGCCTATTTTTCCCACAAAAGAATTTAATGGAACATTGGGGTCGAACTCAGTGTCTGGGATATGAATAAGCAACGTGCTGCTTCTGGACTTACCTTTGTAAATAGCTGGCTTCAGTTCACTAGTAAGTACATTCTTTAGATTGGCTTCTGATACGCCATCACTTATGCGATCACCAATCATGCTTGTAATCAATGGAGTACTTGCTGCAGATGTTATTTGAACGTGGATTTCATGATTTGCGTAGTTATTTGGATATAAAGTTCGTTCATTTCGAACGCCAGTTATTGTTCCCAATGATGGTGGATTAGGAACTGTTCTTTTCATCACATAATGGGAATTAGTATCAGCATTAGTGGTAGCAAACTTATATCCTTCAAAAGTTACGTCATATTCTTCTGGTTGTCCCTGATATAACTTTGTAGTTATGCTTATATCTTGCGCTTCCCGAGTGAAGGCGTCCACATCCTTCAACCTATACCAAGCTGCGGCGTAATAAAATTCCAGTCCCTTACGCCACCTTGTCCAATTACTATCAAGGTCAAATTGTTCAATAGCTGATCTTGTAACGGAAGACCCAAAACTATTGCTTGACGGGTAATACCCTTGTCCGCGTCTCCCCTTCCCTTTATCAACTCGGTTATTTATGCTTTTGAATTGATTAGAGTTTGTTGGTCCCCAGCCATTCTTTTTTCTAGGCATACTACATTGCTACGCTAACTACAGTAGTTATCTATATACCCTATATTTTAATCCTATTCGCTGTCTCCCCCCTACTAACCTTTTCTAGAGATTTATATAGCAGTAGGGGTAGTTAGCGTAGTTTTGTAGTTTAGAAGAAGCCGCCACTCACGCCTAGGAGCGGTGCATTAGTCACGTTGTCTTGGAGGTTACTTGTTAGCCGTGCAGCCCACAAGTTCTTACCTTTAGGTACGTAGAAGCCGGTGTTCTTCTGCACACTGCCCACAGCAGGCACAGGAGCCAATACAAAAGGCATGTCCGTTGAATGGACCCAGTTCCCCAATGTTGAAGCTGCAATCAAACTTCCTACGTAAATACCGCCACTAACAGCAGCGGCACTTTGAGAAGGAGGACGCAAAAAGTCGTTATCAGATGACAGATAAAGATTAATTTGATAGCTGTTACTATTTCCATCTTGACCACGTGAAATGGCATAGATGTCTTCAATCACAGCTCCATCATTAGACGTACAGTTCAGTACCAACTGCGCAAAGTTCGTACCAGAAACGTCAGTCTGAAGGATGGTTGCGTCATTCATACTGTAAACCTCGTTAAATACGCGGTCTACTAGCAGAGGTTGCTTATTAGTAGAAGTTGATGCCATTACTTTTTACCTTTCTTTTGTCCTGTTTTTTTCATATCGTTACCCGGAGCAAGGGCCAGTCCGTTGGGACTTGAGAAGTCCGTACTGGGCATTCCTTGAAGAGGAAGTGATCCCATCCTAGCAGGAGGTTCAGGCATTTGACCTAAATTTGTAGGGCTTCCAATGAATCCCATAGGGCCAATTTCAGAGGGTGGGATACCATCAGGTGAATTTCGCATTGAGGTTCTTGTTGCCGCCTCGGCGGTGTAATTACCTCCCATCTGGTTATATATTTCAGAAGGTGTTGCTGGCAATCCATCACCTGCAGCATTCAAACCACGGCGTCCACTAAACTCAGCACGTAGTCCAGAGTTGCCAACCATTCCTGAGACATATCCCATTCGGCCCGGAACGTCAGGCTGAACCTGTTCTCCAAATAAATATTGGTTTGTATATCCATCAACGTTGGTACCACCGGCTGGTTGTTCCCTGAAGTTATTGGGATTCAAGTCCTGGTTGTTTGGTCCCTGGTCCATTCCTGCCTGTGGACGCAGAGGAATATTGCCTTGTGGAGCACCCGGCATGTTGGAGTTATTTCGACGAGTACCCTGAGGTCCCATCATTGCTTCTCGACGCTGTCTCTTTGCTTCATTCATGATCAAGCTCGGTTGATTTGCTGACGGTTGTTGTATCCGGGAAACTGAATTCCAGCAGCGATACCCTGCACACGCATAGCTGCGTTTTGACCAATGGAGCGAGGATCGTCATGTGGAGAACTGGTGGCTGACATACCATTCTCAGGACCAAACCCCGTCTGATTGTTGTAATCAGTGGTTACCGCATTCCCCATTGAATCGTTGTTGGGCTGAAAATTACCTTTTTCACCACCAACACTTTGACCAGTAGTCAAGTTAGTGTTTGCATATTGAGGATGACGATGAGCTGATACAACAGTCCCGCTCCCTTCGGTAGCCATTTGTTGCATGCCAAAGATGAAGGCGTTATCTTGCAAAGCCTGTGCTTCTGCGAGCTTTGACCGATAGTCACCATCCCCTTTAATGCGAATGGGAACGTTTCCATAGTTAAACGCCCCGCCTCCTCTATTCGACATAATTTTGCAAATATCTTTCTAGATATATTCTACACTTAGCGCCAAATCTGATTAAGCATAATTCGTGAACCTACCGCTGTATCTGCTGGCCCGGGCACAGCCATGATAAATTCAGCACCACTTCTTTCAAATGCATACCTTCTATATTCTGGGCGACGGTAGTTAGGCACGTATAGTGTTTCTGCCATTCGATCTACTTCTCTTAAATAAATTTCTCGAAAATATTCATCACCTTTCAATGGGTCAGAGGTTGCCATCGTTCGTTGAACGTCACCAGCTATCTGCTCTAACCGACTGTAGTTTGGACTACCGTTAGCATCTCTAGGGAAGTATTCAGAGTTTTCCCAAGCAGTATCACATCGGCGAACATGATTAATAATCTGGTTATAGAAAAACTCATCTGGTATTACAGATAGAGCTTCTTCTAGGCGTGATCGATCACCTGCTGGGATTTGTGAACCAGAGTTGAATCCAAGGTGGAAACGCACTTTTGACTTATTAAACTCATCTAGTTCCATTACGCAATACCCATTTTACTTACTTGGTCTGCCATCAAGAGTTGCATTCTTAGCTTGTCTTCTTCAGTTGCAGTCCCAGCCATTTCAGCTGCAAGAATCCGTGCTTCTTCTGAGTTGGCCAACATTTTATTTCTTATATCTTCGCCTAATTCTCCTCCAAGCGCTGCTCCAGCAAAGAGTCCTGTTAATCTAAATCCTGGTTTAAAACGATTATTTGTACCACGAAGATGGCCAATACCTCGGCCTACTGGATGTAAGAGTTGACCAGAAGTAAGTCCAATAAGTGCTCCTGCTAGAGAGCCGCCAGCTTGTGCAACTTCGGGTGAACGTATTCCGCTACCTTTCTCTTTAAGTGCTGCCAGTAGCAACATCTCTTGTTCACTCATCTTACTGCCGCATGATTACTTATAGTTTATCAAGCAATGAAAATTAGATCATCTGCAATCAGCTGTTCCCAGTTAACACGGGGGATATTTTCTAGCTGCTTCAGATTGCTAAACCGCTCACCAGAGAGTGAACAACGTAGTTCAACAATGCGCTTTGCAGTTGCATACCCCACGCCAGGCAGTCGCTTGGCAATCAGTTCTGGGGGTGCCAGATTCAAGTTAAGACGGGTGTCATTCAGAGGAACAACGCGCTCCGGCATTTGCTCTTCTTCTGTTTTTTGAATCTGTGGAGCTTCGACTTTCGCGAGGCGACCCTTCTCGGTATCGTATGGAATAAGTGAATCAAGATCTACATACTTGATTGCACCGTCTCCAGTACGAACCATTGCATATTCACCGTCGTGCTTTGAGATAAATTCGACAAGCGCTCCAGTCTTCTCGTCCTGAAAAAGATTGCTAGACATTAGGGTATTTCGTCTTCTTACTTATTATAAGCCACAAAAAAAGCACCCCCGTAGGAGTGCCTTTCTTGAGTTGATTTAAGAGATCAGGAACCCTGACCAGCTTCAATCTTGTAACCGAGATGGACATCTTCTGCATCAGGCGCAGGAGAATCCAAGTAGTAGCAGACTTCTACAATCACAGCGGCAGTATCACCAGCATCGACGACATTAAGGTCGGCGGAAGCAGTGGCGGTCACACCAGTGGCAGAGCCAAGTGCGGACAGCTGAGTAGAAGGGTCGTAGCTGCTAGCTGCACCATCAGGGAACGCACCACTAGAAGCAGTGAGTGTTACACCACCGGAGATTCCGGTAGCCTGAACGGTCGCAGAACCAGTAGAAGACAGGTTCTTAGTGTTAACAGCAGTGCGATAGATCTTGGCACCAGCAGGGATGGTCAAGGTCTTATCCAAACGAGGCTTGTCGTCGCCGCGTTGGTCAGGTGAAGGTACGACCAAAGGCAGGGTGCCAGAAGACACGGTGCCGTTTGCCACATACACACCAATGACGCGGTAGAACTCAACGCCTGGAAGTGCTTCAACGCCTTGGGCCTTGTAAGCATTCAGATGGGTAACGTAGTTACCGGGAAAAATGACGGACATTGTTAATTACCTCAATATACGAAAGAGTAACCAACAGTGATGAAGTCCTTATTCAGAACTTCAAATCCGGCAAACAGAGACCAGATCATGATGATGAAACGAGAGAAATCGTCGTTATTGTTCAACAGGATCTGAGCGTTGTTGCCACCGATGCCCACGCCAACAGCCTGAGGGCCGAAGAAGATCAGCTGGCTAGCTGCATAATCAGCAGCAGAAGCGTCAGAGTCAGCAACCACAAGGTTGTAGTTGGTCTCAGGGAGGTTGGTGGACTCGAACCAGCGGACGCCTTCGAAAAGGAAGCCAGAAGGCATAACGGGTTGTCCAGCAACGAAGCCAGCCTGACCGTATGCAGGACCCATGCCTTGGTAGAAGTTGGCGTTAGGGGCTTCAGCAGGAGACATCGGGTTGATCATTCCGCTACCGGGGTAACGAGCGATCTCACGGAAGTCACTGTTTTGACGGAGATGCATCATCGCGGTTGGATCCACGATGCAGCGGTAGTAACCATCAGAGAAGGTAGGAACATTGCGCTTACGCATGTCCTTAACCACCTCAAGCAGGTCGGTGGTGACATCGAACTTGGCAGATTCACCAGTTCCGTAGGTCACACCCAGGGTTCCACCGGAACCACCTTTGGCCTTACCACCGGGCAGGTAGTAACCACCTTGATCCTTAGAAGCAGCACCGTTGGCTTCTGCTTTCAAGAGTTCGTTAGCGAACACACGGTCGCGCCAGCGGCGATAGTCATCCAGAAGGGTCAGTGAACCGATCGACTGGTGGAAGACGTTCAGGTTGCCAGTGTCGAGAAGCAGACGCTGAGCAGTGATCAGGGTCTCACGGGCTACCTTGAAGGTAGAAGGTTGAGCAGAATCGCGGGTATCAGCAGGTCCGGTGTACTCACGAAGAGTTACCAGAACCTTGTCCTTAACGATGTTACGTGCGGAAGAAGTTCCAAGTGTTTGGTCGGCAGTACGCTCACGAGACTCCTTGGTGCCAGGCTTACCCCAGAAGCGATAGCGGTCCAGTTGAACTGTCTGGCCGGGTTGCTTGCTGAAGTCATGTACCACCACAGGTTCCACAGCCATCTCAATGATGTATGCCGGGTGCGGACGGTAAAGTTCTGCACCAAGAAGCTTCGGAAAATCATTATCAATCCACATGGGATAATAACTCCAAAACTAAAAGGTTTATTGCGACGTGTTTGTCACATACATCAACTATATATGTGTTTAAGATAATATATAAGATATACCTCAAAATACTGTGGTTATGGAATTTATAGATAGCAATGAATGGGTGCCTATTCATACCCTCCCAGGATTTGAATGCTGCATTGAATATTACGTAAGTAAGACCGGATTAGTTAAATCTACCAAGGGTTTAGTTGAGAGAGTGCTTAAACCTAAAACCAGTAAACGCGGATATCTATCTGTTAATCTAACTCAACGTATTGGACGTAAAACTACAATATCAGTTTATATTCATAAGCTGGTAGCTTTGGCTTTCCTGCCAACTGCACCTACTCCTTATGGACGTAAAAAAGGCTGTAGCGGTATTACTCATATCAATGGAGATCGTTCCAATTGCAGCGTAGGTAATTTAAAGTGGTCTACTCGTAATCATCTACAATAGAAATACTGCTTCAATATATAAACCTATCATGGCTGACAGACTTACCCTCAAAGGTTATAAAGTAGTTACCGGACAGACAGGCTCTGACCTTAGTTGGGTTCAGCCTATGAAAGGAGGTGACTTTCACTTATTTCCTCGTTGGTGGAACAAGAAAAACACTGTGCAGTATGAGGCCGTAACTATTTTTAGACTTTCTCGGGCTGCGGGAGATCTTGATATTGTAATCCCTACATCACTTCAATCTAAACTTGAAATTATGTGGGATGATGCAACTGAATCATTTAAGTTTCCTTACCACCGAGGAATCGAACGCATTGGTATATATGCAGCGAATGGGTCAACATTGCTACAGGAATATCAGTTCTCTCGCATCGCTGGAGGTTCTGTACTGAAACGCTCTCTGACTAATTTGCCTTCGCCTACTATTGGCAATGCATCTATTACCGGATCTGCCACAGCTGATGTTGGAATTTCCCAGAACTACTCAATTGCTTTTGATGGTGATGCAGGAGATGCTGTCTACGCATGGACCACATCAGATAGCTCAGCAGCATTGTTGAATGAGAACACCGCTACATTAAGCGTAGTCTTCAGTGCTGAGGGTGATTACGACATTTCTTGCACAATCACTTCTGTTCTTTCTAGTGATACTCCAGTCGCTGAAACCTTCTCAGTAACTGCTACCTAATTTAGTAAGCACTGAATCTCTCTCACTTGCGTTTAGATCAAGCAAAGAGACATACCTTTCACCGATCGTCACTCTTATTTTGTAAGGGAGGCGTCGGTTTTTTCTTGCGTGGATGCCTACAAAGAAACACCCTTGTGAAGAGACAAATGCATTGTCATCTGACACGGGGTGCCGATCTTCAGTGTATAACGTGATATCTACGTGATTGTCTATATAGATATTGTTAGTTCCAATGTTTTCCAGTTGAATGTCTACTATTGGCAAGTAGAGCTGAGCAAGAGGTGAGAATAGAGTGGATGGAGCATAGTCATTGACTGATGACAAATCTAAGCTATCGTTTAACGCTGCTCCTGTATACACACTAGTTTCGGCAAGTGGAAGAACCAAGTGTGGTATGTACCCATCAGAATCAGCTTTCACATTTGTAAGATCAGTTGGGAGAGATTCATTCAAAATATTCAAATCAATTTTAATGAATTCATTCTCAACGCCAAAGAGACCTACTTCTCCTGTAAGAATAAAGGTTGACGGAGCAACCGTGACCCGGCGTGAATTTGCATTAACTAAGGTATTACCACTGGAATAGTTGATCGACTTGTTAGCCGAAACATTGGCAGGGTTTGTATTGTCGCTACCACCGTAAGTGTTACGTATTCGCCTAACAGCATCAGTTACATCCTGTCTCATGTCAACCCATACTTAGGTGGTATCTCTATTTTAAACTACATACATTCTCATAGATATTCTGCGATTTGACTGCCATTTTCACGCAGACTTCTTAATGCCTTGTGTTCAAGAGTTCGCACGCGATCACGACTCATATTGAGTACCTGCCCAATCGCGGTCATAGATAGTGGCTCCAAAATCTCATCACCAATTCCATAACGCATGCTAATTACTTCTGCTTGCAATCTAGGCAGCATCGTAATTTCATTTCGAATATCTTCTTTAATGCACGCTGCTTCTAAGTTAATGTCTGGAGTCTGATCTTCATCTTCCAGCATGTCCACAAGCGCTGTGTCGTGGTTCTCTCCAATCTTGATTTCTAAAGATGTTGGTTGACGAGCCTTGCACATCAAGTCTTTGACCTCATCTTGTGTCATGTTTAACTCTTCGGCCAGTTCAGCTACGGTTGGTAAATATCCATTGAGCTGACTCAATTCACGCTGGGCTTTCTTAAGTTTGTTGAGGTTCTCCGTAACGTGGATTGGTAGGCGGATCGCTCTACTCTTCTCCGCGATGGCACGAGTGATCCCTTGGCGAATCCACCAATATGCGTAGGTAGAAAACTTATAGCCACGACCAGGATCAAACTTTTCAACACCACGGATAAGGCCAATTGTTCCCTCTTGAATGATATCCAAAAGTTCCATATTCCGTTTCGTATACTTCTTTGCAACACTAACGACCAACCGTAAGTTTGCAGTAACCATTTTGTCTTTCGCTCGGGCACCATCACGAAGCTCACGCAATACTTGCCGAACTGGTATATCAAGTGATTCAGCTAAACCTGCATTGTCAAGTTCAAGCTCTTTCTTCATTTCGTTCAGTTCAATAAGTCTTTGAACTTTTCGACCAAGCAAAATCTCTTCATCATGAGCAAGCAAGGGTATCCTGCCAATGTCCTTAAGATAAGCTCTTACTGGATCACTAGTTATTTTTTGTTGGGGCATATTTTCACTTAAAGTATGCTTTAATTCTATACCCTAAATGTTATTTTGTCTATCCCCTTAGCATCGCAAATCTAACACTTTCGATCGGAGGCTCTTCTCTGCCCTCCATACTCTCCACTGCCATTGCCTGTGCAGCATGTTCGTTAAATCCTTTGGATTTGTAGTTTGCTAAGTATTTTTCATATAGCTCAATCGAGCTATCAAAATCTTCGCCATGATTTATCATCTCAGCTGCCAGGTGATTGGCAGCTTGATCTTCCACTCCATCAGATTTTAGATGCTTCCATATAGCCTGAAATACTTCAGGAGATACTTCACTTTCATCGCCAGCAAATCTTTCGCAAGAGCAACCCACAGCTTTATATATTCACTATCAATATTGTAGTAAATTTATATTTATCAAGCCATTTTTGGTACGCCTAGATTTTGGCCTTTTCTCAAACGTGCTTTAAATTCGGGTCCAGCCATTGGGTCCGAAGTAACAGCGTGAAGTTCACTCAAGTACTTACCACCTGACGGGGTGGTGTTCTCAATAATGTTTGCCATCAACGAATTGAGTCCAGTCTGAACTTTATGCTTTTTATCGCTATCGGCTAGCCTCATTTCACGTATATCATCGTTGGCCTTAATCAGTTCGCCAGGACCCATGGCCAATTCCATATCGCGCCGTTGGTTCTGCAACATGTAATTTTGCTGTGCAAAAGCTTGATTCTCAGCTTCAACCTTTGAGGCAAGCCCACCATCATCACGTCCGCTTAAACCTTGGCCTCCAGGCATCATTGCGCCGTAGCCACGCATTGCTTCGTTGTCATTCATCTCATGACGAGAAGGACCACCGGGACGCATTAAGAAACTCATGTCTACTTACTGTTCATTATTTATATTGTAGGGGATGTGAATACAACCCCTACGTTTTACTTAGATCACATGTCTTGGATCAGAGCCTTGGTCTGGAATGCAGCGCCAGGAGCCTGTGACAGGTACTTCCATGCATTCTCAGGAGAGGAATCCATCATCTCGCTGAATCCGTTCCAGAAGTTACGAGCATCGTTACCGGGTGCCTGTCCTGGAGTTGGCATTTCCATTTGAGGACGCTGGAATGCTGCAGGAACTTGGCGTTGCTCTTGAGCTGCAATTTCAGCTTCAAACTGAGCACGTGCGTTGTGAGCGGCAGATGCGGCTGCTTCTTCGGCAGTCTCGGTCGGATAAGGACCATTTGCACCGAAGAAGTCGTTGACGTAATCAGCAAGAATGTCTGGATCAGTCAGCATGATGTTCATAGCTGCACGCTCTTCACCGGCTGCATTCAGCATCAGGTTCATTGCCTGGCCAGTCTTGACTTGCTCGATCAGAGCATCTTCAACAGCGCATGCATACTCATTAAGCAGAGCAGGAGCTTCTGCACCAAAATGCTCAAGAACCTCAAGGCTTGTATCGGAGACTTGGCTCAGATATGAATCACTTGCGCTTCCTGCGGCTTGAGCCTGTTGGACGCTGGGGCTGCTGAGGTACTGGGCTTGAGCCAGGGCGGCCAATTGGGCCTGGTCCGCGAGCACCTGCTCCGAATACGCCGGGGTTGAAGCTTGGGGACTGAACGTCTGGGGTGCCGAATACTGGGCTTGCTGCTGTTGCTGAATTGAACCCAAGGGTGCTTGGAAGCTGGCCTGTGGGGTCGGTGTCTGGTAAGCCGAGTACGGAGCCTGGGCTTGGGATTGGCTGGGCGTATTCAGACTTGCGCTCAAAGCCTGGAAGGCTTCCTGCCATGGATTGCCCTGAGCTGCCGGGGCCGCCTGCTGTTGGTAAACCGGAGCCGGAGCTGCCGGTGCTTGAACCGTCGTCGGTGACGCCTGGTAGCTTAATCCTGCGCTCATCGCGGATGGACTGGCCGCGCTCGGAGCGGAGCCTGTCGGCATCGCTGAGCTTGCTGGGGCGGTTGTCGCTACTGCTTGGTTGATACCTTCCACTGTAACTTAACTCCTTACGTAAAAATTCGAGAGATCTATATAGGAAACCTGTGATATCTAGGTTGGGATCTGATGCCAACGGTAGATTCGGTGTTTGAGGATGAGGCAATTGATATAATTGTCCCAACAAGCCGATAAAAGATTGCAGGCTTTGTTGAGTTTGTTGAACCATTCTAAACGGATACCCAGAAAGCATTGCTGCTCTCTCTTCATCTGTTTTTCCTGGGAAGAGGTACTTGAGTGCCTCAATCGAATCAACACCTAGTTCTTGAAGGTTTCTGACGACAATACTGTTATTAAGTATGTCTTGAGTGTCATCTTCAAAGACTTCGCCGGTCCACCGCCAAGAAACTTTAGTGTTTCCGTCAGGGATAAGACCAACTACTCCTGGAGGGATGTCTCCTGCATCAAGTTTAGCACGGAACTGTTCATCCCTAGCTTTGAGAAAATCAGCCTGAAAAATATTATATGTTGCTAATGCTTTCTCATATCCCTGTTCGTCATTAGCAAATTCTTCTCTCAAAGGTATAACCGGCTTCTCTAGACCTGCAGCTCGTGCGAAGGATTCCTCAAACAGGAATTCCTCGTGTTGAATCATCATAGAGAAGGTCTTGCATAACCCGAACTCAAACATCGACTTTGCTTTTTTCTCTGCAGTAGCCGCAACTCGTCCATACAGAGATTTAATTTCATATGCAGTCGATGCAGTGTTAATGTCAATATCATCCACTCCGCCTAGAGCGAGGCGAATTTCACTGCGATACTGTTTTACATATAGGTTCTGATCACCGCTAACAGCATCAGGTGTCATGTAACTGACACGATCTGTGGGTTCTAGGTTTGCAATGACCCTAGGCACCTTGATTTGACCATCTAATGGCGAGGGTCCCCCAAAGGGCATACCCGGTGCCGACATTGGTTTGAAACCGGCAGCAGATGAAATGGTGGGACGGGATGCACCGTCATTCCCACTTTCAACAATGTCATGTTTAGGTCTGCTGGATACCAACGTTGGGTTGCCGAAGAACTTCATGTTCTTTCGGACATTACGCACAAGTTCATCATGGAACATGATCTGATGGCTAAGCCAATCAAACTCACCACGCCCTGTAGTTTCTCCTGTGCAATCAAGATGGTTGAAGATTTCTACAGCAGGAATGAACCCAAGACTATTTGTCAAAGTCTCTGTTTGACCAGGCTTCTGCTGAGCCATATAGCCTGTATTATTATCATCAAATTCAATCTTCTCATCAGAGATTGTTTGTTCAATACGATCTTTGTATACCGACAATCTGATGTACTTTTTCCGACCACCACGTCGCGATGACTGGCCATATTGGGAAGAAGACATTTGTCCTCCGAACCCTTTCCCTTTTACAGCAAAACTATAAATGAGTACAACATTATTGATTTCGTTATTTTGATCTCGATAACAACGATAGCGGTCCTTCGGGAAATAAAGTAATTGATAGCTTTCGCCGGATGGGCGGAAGTAGAACAAACCCTGACCATCACACAAGAAATGATCGATGATGCTGTCAAGCTTCATCTCAAGCATGTTGGTGTCGTAGATACTTTTCAAGAAATCACGACGCTTGCCGTAGGAATCTTGCTCACAATAAAATTCAATACCTCTACGGAGAATGAACGTACGCATCTGAGCTAGATGCGACGCAACAATCATTGTGTCAGTGTTTGTATCTCCACGACGGGCTTTGGCAGATTCTAGGATCTCCTGAAACTGTGGATTAATGTTACTCATATTTAGCCCTGTTTACCTTTACTCTAGCGTTATCACACCTTATATTTGTTAGCAATTTTCTCTAAATCAGTGTCATACTTTTCTGGATCTGCTGTTGCGACCCAAGAAGGTGCTGGCTGACTATCCATGTCACCTAGATAACGTCCTTCAATTTGATCTGCTTTAGCCTGGTTATATAGAGGGTACAGTCCTGTTTTATAATCAAGGTTTGCTATACGCTGATTAGCACCAGTCTGATCTTCTGATCTGTTAATAGCCTGCGATGCCGTAGAGAAAGGATTGAAGTTAGTAGTTTGCCTGTTATACATATTCTCCAGCAATCCCATAGTGGCTGCTGAGCTGCCGAAGTTATCCATTCCGCCGCCTCCCATTCCCATGGCACCATCTTGGCTAACTACTCCGGAACTATTTGCATCACCACCAACACGTGACGACCCACCGCTTGAATTGCTATTGAATACAATACCTTGATCAATAATTCCGCTATTAAAGTTGCCATAGAAATTATTGCCGTCACCAATATCTGTATTCAGGTTATTATCTTTAATGCTGCTATCTACTGACGCTGAGCCGCCAGGAGCAAAGGGGCTTCCGGGCTGGGTGATCATTTCAGCGACATCCTTAACAGGCAACTTCTCAAGTTCAGGTTCGACCTGCATAGGAGGTGCGGTATCTATTACTGGAGTTCCGTCTCCAGGGTCAGTAATGTTTGTAGGTGTTTCGGAACCTAGAGCCGCCAGAGCATTATTAAGGTGCTTCTGCGCTCCACTACTCAACGAATAACCCTTAGTCTTAATATAGTCATTGACTTCAGTCGCAGAAAAGCCTTTGCCATTGTTATGGCCTTTGATACCTTTATCTCCAGTACCAAGCAATGCGATCATCTCTCCACCACGGATATCATTGCCACCTTCCTTGCCTTGATTCCTGACACTAATTTCGTCGGGATTAAAGTCACTAAGCCTGTCTACTGAAGTGAAATCATTCATGCGAGCTTGAGCACCCGCACCAATTGTTCCACCCTCAGCTTTAAATTCATCATATTGACGTTGCTGCTCCTGAAGGCTCATGCCATCATTTCTAGACCGAGCAAGATCCTCTCTGCCAAGTACATCTGATCCCTTGGAATAAGCTTCGAGACGTTTCTTAGTTTCAGTCCCAAGTTCGTAACCTTCCTCTGCGGGATTTTTCATTTCCATTACACTTACTCTGAGAAGCTACTATCATTATATTCTAATTGTAACGCCCCTCTTCTTAACAAACCTCCCATGGTAAGCACCATTGAGTCAACAGCATCATCATGTGCAGTTTGTCCGAAATTCAATAGCTCATCTTCAAGGATGTCCCATTTCCGCCACTTATTCCATATCACCTTTTTGTGCTCATAAAGCCCTAGTACACCACGTAAACGTGATAACTTGTCGCCTTTAAATCCTTTTACCGGACTACAGCTTAGGTTATACAAGCCACGTTGCTCAAACATTACACGCTTAAAGTCACCTTCAAATGACGATTGATAAGCTACAGCTTCTGGCCAGATTACACACGACGAAGTTGTAGGGAAATAATTACCATCTTCGTTCTCAAGAAGAATGTTCCAGTCCGAAAGCATTTCACATAAAACATCCATCTTCTCAATGTTTCCCATTGACTTTATTCGTCGTTGATCTATTAAATATATTTTTCCATTATCAATACCTCCTAGCGTGAAAACTGTGTAATCATTCTTTTCGTTTAAACCTGCACTAAGGTCGATTCCAACTCCTATGCAATCAAATGATTCTGGTGTCACACCTTTGACGATCAGTTCAGGTGATAGCCCCACATCACCTGACTTTACAGCTGTATTTAAATACTGATATGCAAAAGCAATTCTGTCTTCTAGCTTTCGTTCATTCAAGTATTTCATCGACCACATTTCTGGCCAATACGATCTCTGCCTACCTTCTGCGTCTGTTATCACCGCTTTCTGCACAATCTGTTTCCAGTTGTTCTTAGGAACGAAGAGAGTGGCATGTATGTCGTCGAAGTGGAACCTCGTTCCCAGGCAAATAGCGCGTGCCCCCTGAAACATCGTCGGTGCAATAACGTTAGACCACGTCTGTTCCATTTCACGACGTATGTCAGGGTTTGTGATTGACGCAGCGGATTTAATAGGGTCATCGATAAGCACCAACTGCGACCGTTTTGACGTGATCGCACCTTTGAGACCTCCACAAGCAATGGTGAATGCCTCTTCACCAGCTGTGTCAATGCCTGCAAATTCATAGTCAATACTCCAGTATTCATCTGATCGCTTGATCTTTGATAGTCTTACCATTGGAAAGATTTCACGATACTTTGGACTGGAAAGTATTCCCTTAATCGTTGCACTTTTTGCTCGACTAATGTCAACCATATAAGCGATATACAAAATGCGCAGCATCTTTTTCTCCGCTGCATGTCGTCCTATCATCCAAGCCGCAAACAACCCTAAAACTGTGCTTTTAGCTGATCCTCGTGGTGCAAGGATTGAAGTATTTGGCCCAGCAATTCCGCTTAATACCTCACTATCCTCACCTGTACACAACTCATGATGCCATTCCATCATGTGTTTGGCAGGAGGCTTCCCCATGATCTTGCAGAAGGCCATGAAGTTATCTCTTGCTTCTAATACTTCTTCACTAGGTGGCTTTGTAGTTACCTTTGTTGCTTTCATCATCGCATTGCGACGATACGCCAAAGAGATACTCACTCCTGACATTTATGTACCCCACTTTGATAACATTCTAACGCTCGGCTTCACGCTGAAATATACGATTTCTTGCTCGCGCCTTCGCCTCCATAATTCTGTTTTGCTCTCTAGTTATTGCATATGCTATCGCCATTTCTTGCGCATACCTAGCAGCAGCATATTCCCCAGGGTTATATCCCAGAATACTTTCCCATCTCAAATGAGGCATACCTGGCAGTGCCTTGTAGTGATGAGTATTAAGTGCTGATACCTGAGCACTTTTAATTTCTGGTAGCTCTGGAATTTCTGGAATCATTAGTTTGTCAACTCAGAGTATAGTTTCGCCCATGTTGCCTGAATTGCGTTTTCAATTGCTTCAGCAAATTGTGGATCATCTTTAAATATCATTGTCATCTCTCGCATAACTTTATCAGCACCAGCTAATATCAATCCTCGTTTGTCGGTAGACTTATTCATGCGCTCACTTGTTTCAATATGGCTCCTGAGTTCTTTTTCAAGTGCACCCAGCCGAGCAGCCCCGTTATCACCCTTAATCTCTCCAGACGTAATCGCCATACGAAGCTCTTGAATATCAGAATGCAAGGCAGTGATTTCGCTGTTTAGGATCCCTCGTCGGTCAAGCTTCTTGTACTTCATCTTGACCCATCGAGACATATCATTGAATGATCCTGGATAGTCAAGTATTCCTGCATATACCCAAATTTCAATAATGCTTGGAGTATATTCAGCAAATTCTTTGAAGTCTTCCGCATCTGCAGCAGGGAGCGAATCAAGCCATTCGTCTACATAGCTGACGTATACCTTGCTCCCTATTGTGGCTTTTGTCTGCGTACTCATCAGAACATTCCTGCAAGACTCCGGGCATAACCGGATTGATTCTTGCGATCTCTCTCGGTGTTCTTCTGTTCGTTATCTTGTAGCTTGCGGCTCTGGGCTCCTTGACCACGGATTTGCTGCATAGCTTGTTCGCCTTGCTGCCTACCTGTCTTCAAGTCAGCGCTTGACTGAGCGCCTATGCCCCTCACGTTGGCATCGCTGGAGGCCTCTATTTGTTGAAGCGCCTGTAGACCTTGCTGAGTGCCTTTTCGGATATCTTGATCACCTTGTGCACCGATTTGAGTTACGGCTGCATCGCTACTTGCACCAATTTGTTCAACAGCTTGATCTCCACTCATTTCCTGAAGGCGTGCACTTTGATCACCTTGTGCATCAATTTGCTTTACAGCCTCAACCCCTTGTGCACCGATATTCGCTAGCGATTGTTGACCTTGCTGCTCACCTACTGCTAACTGACTTTCAGTGCCTGCTTGAATTTGTTGCAGGGCTTGTTCACCTGACATTTGCTGGAGCGTCTGCTCATTTATTCCTTGTGCACGCAGTTGTTCAAGAGCTTGATCTCCAGTCATTTCTTGAAGGCGTGCGCTTTGATCACCTTGTGCATTAATTTGCTCTAAGGCTTGCTGGCCAGCCACGCTTTGCATCTGCTGTTGGCTACTAATACTCGTATTTAACTGATCCATTGCTTGCTGACCGGCAACACCTTGCATCTGCTGCTGATTAGCAATATCAGCGCCTTGCATTGTTTGCTGATTCTGGATGCTTTCTTGAAGCTGAGCCATAGATTGGTCACCTTGCAGAACTTGCAATCCTTGTTGTATTTGTCCTGAAAGATCTAAGTTCTGACGTTCTTGTGCACCCTGCTCTTGGAGATTAAGCCTGTTTTCTGTACCCTCCAGCATTGTCTGATTTTGCTGCAAATTCGCTGCGTGAGTTTGCAATGCTGTGGCTCGCTGCGCTTCGTTTGTAGAGAAGCGATTCTGATAGTCAAATTCTGCACCCATACGGTTCATTCCGTATGTGTACTCATCCTGCATAATCTGCGCTTGATTGCGCTGTTCCAGATCAGCAGCCTGGTTCATTGCCTGTGAAGCAATGGCCTGGTTCTGGTATGCCATCTGGGTGGCCATCTGCGTATCAAACGCAGACTGAACCATGTTTGCTTGGAATGTATTTCTTATCGCTTGCAAGCCAGGGTTATCATCTCCAGCATCGCTATACAAATTATCCCTAGCTTCCGCAAGATTAAATTGTCCACCCTGGCTCATCGTATCAGGAGCCTCATATTGAACAGCCTCCACATTATTATTGCTTAAGTCTCTTATAGGCATGCCCTCTACTGATGCTGAGTATTTCTGATCTTCAGTTTGTGTCTTCTTCTTGATGGCCATTGCGCCTATGCAATCACTATTAATTACATTCTACAATGTAGATATTGATTGGAATTTGATATGCGTTTTGCTGCCAACGCTAGTGCGAGTAATTATATTGCTGCAGGACGTAATGCAGCGGCTGCGGCTGCAAGTATTCAAGAGACTGCACGAGCATTCTCCCCTAATTACACTGACCTTGCTACAGAAGATTTAAAACAGCAAGCACTAAATTTTCAACAAAAAGTAAAAGATACTGCTGAAACTACTCAGATTGGTATGAAGTTAGACGCTAATATAAAGCTTGCTGAATTAGAAGTAGAAAATGCAAAGTCACGTGCTGACGCAAATTCCGGTTTACGTAAGGCAGGAGCAATTGCTGCTGCCGGTAAGTTGGCATATGAGGGCCTTAGGAAGCCTATTGAGCGTCCTGAGTTTGATGACGGTGGTCTCCGAGATTACTACCGTGGGAAAATGACAGGGCTAGAGCAAGAGATTGCGGATCTGAAAGAAAAGCCCTTAGATGTTTACAAAGGTGGAGAAGAATATGATCCAAACAAAAACTATGGTGGAGTCCCTTCCAGGGGGCCAGTTTCGTCAAATGATATGTTGAAGGCCGGTGAGAATCCATCTGGTGGCGACACTCTTGGATTCAATCAATTGCGTGCTCTCGCGGAGCAAGCTGGATTCAAAGGAGAGAAGGCTGACATCATGGCCGCCATCTCATTAGGAGAATCTGGGGGGCGGGTTGCTATAGACACCGTTCAATCAGGTCTTGATCGGAATATGTCAAATGAGTATTCAATTGGAGCTACTCAAATTAATGTCCAAGCACATGGAGATAAGCTGCGATCACTTGGCTACACCGAGGAGGATATGCGTGATCCTGTGAAGAACTTCCAAGTAGCTAAAATGGTGCACGACGAAGTGGGAGGATTCACCCCTTGGACTGTCTTCAAAGACAAAAAACACGTAGAGTACTTACCTAGATAATCAGGCAAAGAATGACATTGTCAGGCTGCTAAGTGCAGCTGCGATGTTGTCTTGACGATTACGAGCATCCAACTCACGCTTATATGCAAGATCTGCCTTATGCAGACGCTCAGCACTATTGAGTTTCAACATAGCAAGTTCTTGATTACCCATACGTGTTTCCTTGCTTTCAATCAAGCGATCACGGCGTAGCTGTGCATCTTGCCTTCGAGCATAGGCTCGTTCATCATCAACCCTATTTTCCCGAAAGATCTGCCGATTCCGATCATCAAGCATTCGTTGATACTCAGGTGTGGCTCTCTTTTTCCTGTCAGCGCTCTCCTCAGCTAATACATACAGTGCATCAGTTACTTCTTGACCATAGCCAGGTCCATCGCCTAAAATATTTTTAATTTCTGCCCCCGTTGCACCAGATCGCCTAGCCAGAGTCTTAGCAATGCCGGTTTCTTTAAAATCAGCTCCTTTCTTATTTAGGTTACTAACACTGCTGTTTGTTGTTAGCTCAGGATTCAATCCTGCATTTTTTAGAATGTCGTACCCGGCTGCTCCTTCAAGCTCTTGCTGTTTAATCTCATAGTACCGAGCTTTCTTTTCTTCGTCACTAATACCTGAAAGCCTTTCCCAAAAGCCTGCACCTTCAACTTCTTTAGTTATAGGGTCAACACTAGGTACATAATTCCGGTTCTTGATGCCGCCTCCGAAGGCACCCATGAAACCGTCATACCAGTTTTCCTGTTGGTTGCCTGTGTTGATAATATCTTTTAAAAGTTGGGCCATCAAACCATACCTGAACTACTGAGCATTTCCATGAGTTCACGTTTGCGACGTTCCTCTTGGGACTCAATTCCCAGCAGACCGCCTAAACCTTGAACTCCATCTGAAACCATTTTACCTAGACCGGCACCGGCAGCCATTCCTAGCGGTCCGCCAGGGGCTCCTAAGAATCCACCAATTGCCATTGCTGTACCGTCCATAACCTTATTGGCTGCACTATCACCACCAAAGACAATATCGCCAGCACCTAAGACACCGCCAACGGCACCTGCAGCTGGAAGAGCCTTCAATAGTCCTAAAGCTTTCGCACTACCAGCAAAGCGACCCACTGCGCTACCTGCTCTTGTTGCACCGCCTGCACGTCCGATCAATCCAGTAAGCCTTTCTTGTGCTGAGTTTGCAAACGGGGTGACCGCTTTGTCGTACTTAGCAACGCCTTGCCCTAAGCCGGCTGCACTATCAAGCATTAAGTTGCCTAAACCACTTCCAGCATCATTAGTAGGCATACCAGGGAATACTCCCGTGAGCATGCTCATTTCTAAAAGCCGTTTGTATTCCTCGTCAGTAGGTCTCATTGTTCTAGTGCCTCTAAGCGTGATTCAAGCTCCTGAATAGATTGTACTAAAACTGCGATCAATTCATTCATATCGATCATCATCAGCTCGCCTTTGTCATCACTATAAATATGATCTGGCATTGCATTCTCATATTCTTGAGCAACGAAGCCGTAATGCTTACGCCAGGGTTCAAATGTAAATGATTTCTTGTATTGGAAACTCACAGGCCTCAGTTTCCGGATAATGTCTAGTCCGTCGTTGATTTCTGTAATACAATCTTTTGTCCTTTCATCACACAGCATTAGTGGTGCAAGTTTGCCCACTGCACCTAGTGCACTGCCAAGCATTGCTCCTTTAGATCGCTTCGATGCTGCGTCTTTCATTGCCTTGGCCTTAATTTCAGCAGCTTCTACTTTTGCTTGTGCAATCATTCCTGTCTGGGTAATAGATGCTTTAGCGGCCATTACACTTCGTTTCTTAGCTCCTTCAGCGGCCATTGATGTTCTTCCAATTTGGCCATATTTTGGAGCCCTACTTCTTACGGCTCGAAACGACTGTGACCCTGTAGCCATACCACCGGCTTGCGCAATCCCCTGACCACCACGGCCAGAGAATTGAAAACCAGAGAGGTTCAATTTAGCGCCTGATCCTGCAAATCTCATGATCAATACCCAAATGTAGTTCCAGCAGGCAAGAAGCTGAAGTTCTTCATTGCATCACCAGCGAATCGAGTGCCAAAGCCGCCTTGCGAAGACCACATTTCCGGTGAAGTGTGATTCATATCGCTGAAGCCATACATTTTATCATCGACAAAATCGCCTCCACTGACTTTATCGGCTCCACCGAGGTTCATACCACCAACAAAACTCGTTAATCCGCTTAGTCCTCCGCTAAGAGCTGAAGACATGGCGGATGAGCCTGCTGCAGAAGTTTGTGCTTCTGCATTCGCTTTGGCTGCAGCAATAAGACCTTCCGCTTGTAGCCCAGCTCTATGCGTATCTCTTTGACCAGCTATGTCAGTAGTGAACCCTTTCGCATCGTCAACTAATCCTTGAGACGCTAATTCGTCTAAACCTAGACTTGGACCTAAGTAGGATGATATGTTTGGAGTAAATCCCATGGTAAGCCCCTATATATTTATATATTATCAAAGTTGTATTCCATTTTCTTCAGCGTTACGCCTGCGACGTTCAGCTTCAAGGAGATTGCCAACTATTGATCCAACACCTGCACCGGTAAGTGAACCTTTCAATGCATTTCTGTAAGACTTTTGTGTGCCAGCACCAACGGCCATACCTGCAATTGATGTTGCTGCAGGGAAGATTGTCGTAGTGACTGGTAGGCTTCGACCCATGAATTGAACTTCTGGACCATGGATACCTTCATCTGTAGCTCGAATCAATCCACCGCCGATAGCAATATCTCCATCAAACGGGTTGTAGTCTTCTCTTCTGTCATTCATATTGATTTTATAGCTCCTATATTCATCCTTCGAAACATCAGGTCTATCCTGTGAGAATTGATCGTATGGCAGCAATCGACCACTTTGACCTAACAGATATTTCATAGCAACTTCACCCAACATATTGTCTGTCTTCCTAGGATCTGCTTCGCTGGGCATAATGGCTTTATACCCTTCGTTCCCTCCAAAGGGGTTCATCAAACCAATTCCTGTATTTATCAAAAGGCCGGCAGGGGCAGCAAGAGCAATTCTTTGTGCTGTATTCAGGTTACGTTTAAAGATATCCCCTGTTTCTCCTTTCGAATATCCAGGCATCATTCTGATGTTCCCTGAGTTGTCGAGACGAGCCATCTCGTTCTTGATCAAAAAGTCCCTATCTTTAATAGTTGCTTTTCTAGGTCCATCTGTTGTTTTTACGCTTACTGGTGATGAGCCGAAAATTTCGAATCCTCTGCCTTTATTTACAGCAGCTTGATTAGACCTACGCAGAGCAGCGTCAGCTATTACTTGCCCAGCCGCCTGAGGCGCGTTAAGTAGCCAATAGATTCCACGGGTACCGTCATGAATAATGTCATGTGCAACAGAGCCAGACATTTGACCGATAGCAGTTGCACGGTCTGTACTTAACCCCATCCCGGCAGCTTCTCTAGCTTGTACAAACTTAGGATCGGCAATGTTTAATAGCTCGCGAGTTCTATAGCTGACCGGATGATTCATCATCATTGATTCAAACATCGCCTGCTCTCTTGGGCGATTGGAGGCGTCTAATGCGTCATAACTCGCTTGCTGGATATCCTCTCTACCTACACCGATATCTTTCTTGAATCCACTTACAAAACGATCCAGGAATGATGGAACGTTTCCGCCTGCAACCCTTCCAGCTTTACGCATTACGCCAGCCCCTGAGATCTCATGAAGTCATCGTGCCGAACCCCTGGCAAGTAACCCAGTGCAGCCAGTGTTTCTTGTTGAATCTGTTGGCGGTATTGCTCTGCCGCTTCGCCTTCCATACGTTCATAGATGTTTTTTCCACCACCAGCTAATGCACTAACACCTAATGCTGCTTGATGCCCCACCAGATCACCACCGATAGAGCCCAGCATGTCACCAGTTAAACCAGCTCCGGGAATCTTGCCAATGCCAGGAATCTTCCTGACAAGTGAGCCTGTGGCCAGACCACCAAAACCACCGCCAGCTGCGGAACCTAAAAACATAGCCCCACGATCTATAAACGAAGCTTCTTCAGGGAGCATTCCTGCTGCCATTAGGCCAAACGCTGCATCAGGCAGTAGGGCAAGTGTCAGTTCTCCTGCACCCATGTTTTCAGGCTTTAAGAAACGACCAACGTTGCCAGCAAAGTTACCGAAGTTTTGTCTTGCCTCTTTGCCTACTAAAGCCTTGATTAATGCGCTTCTCATTAGATCATGCCCATCTGTGCTTTTTGTATTTTAGCTTGTTCAAACTGTGAACCTTCGTTCGACATACCAAAGAGTCCCATCCAGTTATCTGTTCTTTGTTTCTCCAGAGGATTCGTCATAAGTTCTTGTGCACGTTCACCTGCTTGCCCAGCCATACGACGGGTACTATTACGCTGTAAACCTTCAGGGTTGCGGAACTCGGTAGGTGTTTCCTTTAGTTCCGATTGACGTTGGTTGCCAGCTTGGATCTCGCCTCGTGTAATATCTATTCCTGAAGCTGACATCACATACCTCTCAAACGACGAATTTTTGAAGTGAAGCTGTTAATTTCTTCTTCTTCTTTAGCAATGTTGCGGTTATACCGCTCTCTAGCTATTTTACTCTGGTAAGCGTCACCACTTTGAGTAGGACCAGTGGGCGCAGCTTGGGGTTGAATTGCCCCTCCCATACGACCGGGTTCAGCAGGCGGCTGGCCTTGACGAGTACGGATGTTTAGTGCTTTCTCGTTACGAGCTTTGTTGTCACGAGTTGCACGCTCATTTACTAACTGGGCCTTTATGGTCTTTCCCTTCAACCCAGCTTCATCAATCAATCCTTCTGCACGACGATCAACCCGCATTGGGCTAATCAGTGCACCTTCCTTGCGCATTGCTCGCTGAGCCTTGTTCCTTGCAAAACCCATCTCCTTCTCACGAAGTGCTGCAGGTATCTCCTCTGTTGATAGGCCACCGGCACTCTTAGGCACATAGCGGTTGATACGGGGTGGCTGCCCTTCGACCTGACCGATGAATGGCTGTCGAGCACCGGGCTCACTCAGTTGACGGAAGGCTGCTTTGATATCAGTCTTTTCTTTGCCCTCACCAACGGTCTGACCACCACGGATACGAGCAACTTGTGCTTCTCCGTCACGGGGGTTGATCGCTTCAGCTGCACTAAAGATGATGTTGTCTTTAGGTCCGGGTGCAACAGCTCCACGTCCGAAGTATGTGTTCTTAGAGTTCTGGTTGATCTGTGTCGCTTTAGCAACCTCAGCTTGATACAGCATGTTGGCAAATTGACCAGCTTCAGCCGGTGTATAGCGGAGGTAGTTCATGACCTCGCCTGCACCAACTTGTGCTGCCGGTACTGCGCTCTTTTTCATCAAAATGCGACCGTCAGGCTGTTGTTGCTGCTCCATCCGGTACATCTGCGTGCCTTGCTGGGCGGCGGCTCCAGACAACATATTGATTGCACCTTGGAACTCTTCAACAGTCCGTAGATTTCCAGGAACCCTCGAAGGATCGATCAGTCCACTTTGTGCAACACGCTGGGCGAAGAGTGTGGATGCTCCAGTCATGTCTGTCTGATTGAAGTCTCCAAATACTCGACCACCTTCTTTGAAGTCTGGGAGTTGTTTTACAACGTAGTTAATTGCACTCTCTTTCTGCGGTGCGTTCAGCATGTTTGCGGTATCAGAGGCGTTAACGCCAGCCATGGCTCTTTCGGGGCCTTGGATTGCCAATGGATTACCATCTGCACCCATATAAGTACCAGTCCGAGGATCAAGCATCGCTGTCTGCCTGACTTCTTGATTTGCAGCACCAATACGACGCATTACCTCGTCTGCAATGGCACCTTTGCCACCAACTGTGAAATCACGACGTGCAATCTCCTCAGCTTCAATAGCTCCTTTTACATCGTTGTATCCAACACGTAGTGGATTGCGATTTGCGGCTTCGCGCATGACAATATCGCGTGCCATTGATGCATCAGCATCTCTTTGAATTCTTCCACCTAAACTTTGCTCTAATGCACCAGCTACAGCGGCTGCGCCGGGCGCGGTGTTTTTAGATGCTTCCAATCTTGCTAGGGCATCGGCCACACCAGCGGTTCCTAGGGATGGACGATTCCTCGCATCGCCACGTCTGATCAGTTCTTCGTTGAACATCTGACTTTCGGGGATCAGACCGTACATCACCGCTTCATCGCGGCTATAAGTTTGAATATCATCTTGCATCGAGCCGAAGGGGTCAACTTCGGGCTGTTCACGTAAGGCAATTCCAGCAAGTTCAGCAGATCCAACTTCAGCAAGAGACTTCTGTGTTTGCGCCATCTGACGCATCACATCTTCTTCGGTAATAGTGGAATCAGTCCGCTTTTGACGACGTGTTTCCTGAGAAATTAGCTTGAGAGTTTTTTCATGGTCTAATCCAAGCGTTTCAAAAGCAGCCAGAGCCATTGCTCCATCAAGTAATTCCTTATTCCGCTGTCTTTTAATGTCTGCGGCGATTTGACTAGGATTATTACTCGGTGAAACACTGGCTGAATCACTTATGATGCGATTATGCAGCAGTTGCTTACTTTCAAGTGGATTGTTAAACACTATCTTGCCTTATAAACCTACTATTTATTGTAGTAAGTTCTAGATCACCTATTTCTAAAGTAAGGTGTCAGATTCCTGTTTTTCTCATCCATAATATCGTAATTAGGTCCACCACCTTCAGGGGCAGTAGTGTTATACAGCTTCTCAGGATTGAGTTCATTGCCAGCAATGATTGATTCGCCCAGTTGTTGATATTGCTCAAACTGAGACAACTCACTCTTTGTAGGATCGATGGATTCAGGGTCACCAGTTTCAATCACCTTCTCAATTGCTTTTTCTGGTACTCCAACTAAGTGGTTATCCAGCAGTGTTTGAGCATCGATTGCGCCAGAGGCACGCATACGCGCACCTTCCTTGGTGACTTCTTGATATTTATCGTCTTGATCCATTGCATACATCTTGCCTTCAGCTCTCATTAAGCCTTGGGTAGCTTCAGCTGCACGAAGAGCGCCCATTGCTCCACCAGGACCGTCATAATCTAGGAATGCACGGGATCTTGCAGACAATCCGCTCAACTTGTTCTCACCTAACTCAGCACCACTGCCAATCGGGGCTTGAGATGCTTCCATTGCACTAACCATCTCTTGATTAACAAAAGATTCCATGTCAACGGGCATCGTGAAGGAGCTACCTTCCTTAGAAAATTCTGTTTTCAGCTTTGATTGCACATCTTTATCGTAGATTTTTGGAAATCCACCTGTCATATCAATATCATCTGCTGTAATTGCGCCAGGATTTAGTGCAATCTGCCCATAATGCGCATATGAGCCGGGAAGTGGCGCAGTATTGAAAGGATTTTGCACTTGAATCCCAGCATCTTGCATGAATTTGCTTAGATATTTGTCTGAGTCGTAAGCACCAGACAATGATCCTCCGGCAAGTCCAGTAATTGTTCCCTTTGCCTTCAATTTATTTGGATCATTGGGGGCAGGTGCTTCCCTCATCAGTGATGATAGGTCTGCGTCTCCCCAACCTTTATTTTCAGTTAAATTTTGCCTTACATCCTTATAACCATTGTTGTCAGTCGTACGTTGAGACCCAGCTTTTCTTTGGTAAATAACGTCATCACCAGACTGCATCGGATAGTACTTCTGTGATCCAACTGTTATCGCAGCAGGTGAAAAATTGGTTTCATCTTCAAACCCATCAATATTTGCTCTTGCTACGCCACCTGGATTCTTGAACTCAACTTGGCCACCTCTTTTCTGCATATAGAGGTCTCCAACCCTGACACCTCTGTCATTAATTGCATTTCTATGAACAGATTTACTCGCTACATCACTAGGAGAACCATACCTCTGATATTCACGAACTGCCCTGCGATATGCCTCAACTCCTCCACGCCCTTTTCCGTAATCCTCTCTCTTAGGTGCTGACATTGTATTTACACAGTTGATATTAATATTCTACAAATCTCAAACAGCTTATTTTTACAAGGTGGTTAATGGTCTAGTCATCTTTGTCTGCTGTTGTTTGAGTTGATTAACTTGTTCTTGTGCAACGGCTGCTTGCATAGAGTTACGCTTACGCATAACAGCTGCCTTGGCTTGAGATTGACCAAGCACGGCTTCATCCTTACGGTTATTGACCTCTGCTGTAATTGCGGCATTACCTCCACCTTCTGGCGGGGATGTAGGGAGGTTTTCTGGCTCAGGCACGGCGTTCGGTGGCATACCATCGTTCACTAAGTCAGGAATATTGGTTCCGTCCTGTATAAAGCCCGCTGGCATCAGGCATTTACCGATAGTTTCGTTGTATGTCCAACCTGGGCCGTGACTTTCGTAGCACATCATCTTATCGATACGCTTTTTACGCTCTCTTTTAATATCCTGCTTTAGAGCAAACTCTCCGGCCATTCCTTGGGGATAATATGTCCTTCCTGTGTCCATTTCTATGAATGCAGTTGCTCTTACTATCTTACAAACTACAAAACTACGCTAACTACGCTGTACAGTATATACCCAATTCAAAAAATACTACTAGAGAGTGAATTACGAAATAGGTATATAGAAAACGCTGTAGTTTGTGTAGCAACGTAGTTTTAGTTCATAAGCACGGTTGATTCCGTGTTTGACTCCAAATTCTTATGTCTAACTTTAGAAACCTCCCGTGTTTCGGACTTTCAGTGGCAGCCTAAGTATGTATTGTTACTTAATAAGTAAACAAATAATATGAAAGGCCCTATAGGAGGTCAAAAGTTTGAAATAATATTTTTTACCACATACGTTTATTTTTATGTTCAACTTTTCTGTGTGGGAAACCGTTTAGGGTACTTAAAACGCTATAGAACCTGGAAAATGGTACGCCGCGCTGAGTACGTCTAATACCCTTAGTTCCCCGACTGCCGGTGGAACAAAAAAAATAAACTAGCCTGTCGTTGGCCATAACTATTGGTGTTACCTGAAGTGATAACCTAAGTGATCGCTGTAGTTAACCCAAGCTTGTTATCCAACGACCACCCGACGTTACACAAGTTACTTCTTCTGTTAATCCTTAAGGTTTAACCTTCGTTGTTAACAGATGTTAATGATACTTGTGTTCGTACGTCGGGCTCACATCTGTCACAACATAAGAGTTACTTAAGCTCCTCTGCCTTTAGGTTACTCGTGTTAACTGTTGTGCAATGTCTTTTATATACCGTGACTGACAGTCACCACAGTGTCCGCGCCAAGGTACTTAGCTCGGTACCCCTGTCGGTATATGTTTTGTCCACCCCCCTGGTTGCAGTTGCGGGTACTTGTATTGCTCACCCTATCCTTACATTGTTTTAACCTTTCACCCCCAATCAGTCTGCGTATCTATCCTCCGTCAATCTACTGCGTTCTGTTGTTACTGCGGTAGATGTGCGGTAGGTCTGCGGTAATACTGCGGGTATACGGTAGTGATAAAGGAGGGGGGTAGGTATATATAAATAAGCAGGAGGCTTAAATACCTATACAGGCTACGCCTGGCCCCCCGGTTTTCACGTATAACCACTCGCAGGCTAACGCCTGCTCTTCAATGAGTAAATCTATTTACTCTAAACATGCTTTCATTAGTAATGGCTACTGCCTTCGGCGTCTGTGCTGGCCGCTTTGTTCGTGAGTATCAAGAACTCAAGCACGCACAAGCACGCCTTGCCGAAGTCAAAGCACAGATGGATATGACCAAACCTGGATCATACCTTGAGTGGATCTCTAAATAACAGCCATGGTCCGGTGAACACCGGATCTTCTTTTAGTGTTCTTTGAATTAACAGCCATGAAAATTCTTGCTGTAAACGATAACGTCACCTACTTCTTAAACGATGATGGTGACTATCGTGCCTACATCGAATGTACTCAGGAAATCTTTCCTATCGTGCTTGGTCCAATCACTAACGAACTCATTGAGTTTGATTGTCCTTTCTGAACACACTTAAGGCCGTCTATCGACGGCTTTCTTCTTTAGTGTTCTTTATATCTTTGACTATGTTTACTTGTCAGTACTGGAATGAGCGTGATGCTCAGTGGAAACCCTGTGGTGTTTCCTCACCAGACCTCAACGTTGTACGTCAACGTCAGTTTCAAATGATCAAGCAAACGAGAGCCAGTGGTGCTGGCATTCGTTTCAGAGTGATTCACTCAACTTCAACAGCTGGCTAACGCCAGCTTTGTAATTAGTAAATTTAATCTAATTACCTTGGTAGTTACCTATCACGTCTTCCACGAAGACAAGCAGCAAGCCACTGAAATGTTCTTCTCAGAACAAGCAGCTATGGCTTACATCAAAACCTTTGAAGACGCACACAAGTACGACTTCTTTGAGGTTGAAGAAGAGCTGCCTTTTTAACAGCCATACCCCCGGCTAACGCCGGGGTTTTCTTTAGTACACTTAAATACAATCATGTTCACTATTACTTACTCTGCTCCTTACTCCGGAGCAGTACGTACACAATCATTCGCTACTCGTGCAGAAGCACAGCGGATGATTGACTTCTACGCATCATGTGGCACTAAAGCCACATTTGCATGATCCAAGATCTGGCTAACGCCAGGTCTTTTCATAGTAACTTTATTAATACTATGACTTATTCAAATCCTTACGTTCAACAAATCTGCGACCAAGAAGGTTGCACTCGTTGGGACGTTAGCGCAAACATGCGCAACTCAACACCTAAGAAACGTGAGTTTCCACTTACGATTCACGGTGTGACTTTCCATACGAAGAAAGAGTATGAGAATGCTCTCCATGAATTCTTAAATGGTAATTAAGATGCCTGGATTCTTCGTCTCACTAATCCTTTTTAGTTTAGTTCTCGTTATTATCTTATTGAAATAACAACATAACAGGCTAACGCCTGTTGTGTATTTCATTGCTTATATAAATATTATCAATGACTACTCTTGAACGCGAAGAACTCCGCGAACTTTATCCATTCATCCCAGGTCAATGTCGAATCTGGTGTCGCTCCCGTCAGGGTGACGATCGCTACTGGTTCCACATGACCTATCCCGCTAGTGGTCACCACGATTGTCTCAAGCGTGTGGCTCACTATCAAGAAGAATGGGCAAACTTCTACGAGTACCGGATTACAGCGGACTTTGACCTCTGTAATCCACTGGTCTGATGTTGAACAGTAAAGCTCATTATGTCTCACTGTTCGCCGATATCCTCGGTGAAGCAAGTGATGACGACTGTGAAAACCATGAAATGCTTATTGAAGCGTTTCAAGAAGCGATTGATACTTGGCTGACATATCATTCAGCCTCCGTACAGCGCTTCAAAGAACTCAAGACAATGTCTGACAACATTGTCTAAACCTTGGGGCTGGCTTACACCAGTCCCTTTTTTAAATCTTCTCGCACTATCTGATGGACGACATCATCTATCGACTTCAAAGTGTTTACAAAAATGGGGACACAGTTGTGAACTACGTTTCTGCAACTGATGTTCAGAAAGCTATAGACAAAGTCTTAGCTTATGACCCCAAGATCATTCGAGTTACCGAGGCTTTGCCCTCAGGTCTCGAAATCAAATCACTAAACAACAATTCAACAGGCTAACGCCTGTTCTTTGTTCATTGTTATGTCTAATTCAATGAACAACCTCACTTCCATCTCCGATGCCCTCGTCGAGATCGAAATCCTCTCGTGGCTTGAGGAACAAGCAGCTCGTGTCGCTTTCGACAACGAAGCTTGGCTTCAAGAACAAGATGAAGAGTTCACCGAGTCCTTCACATCACGCTTTAGCTGATGTTAAGGCTCGTAATCCAACAGAAGCGTGCTCCTAATACACGCTTCCACGTCAAGTTCGAAGGCATGTGGGCAGCTTTCAATACCTTCCCTGAAGTCATTGACTGGCTGCATTCCCTTGAACTGGACGAACTAGTTCCTTACACTGATCTGAGTGAAGACGATCTGTCTGTACTCATTGATCAGCAGTATCTGGAACTAACTAAACACCTAAGAGTTGCAGGCTAACGCCTGCTTTTCTCTTATTGTCCTATTGCATTTCAAACTATGCGCTTTCGCTTCCCTGGCACTGACGTTCACGTCCGTCTTTTCGAGAAAGTCGAAACCTCCGATAAACAGTACGAAATCGTCGAATGCGGCGTTGAGTACAAAAACGGCGGTGTAGACAGCCTTGTTACAGGCGGTAGTTTCTACTCCGCTAAGCAAGCAATCAAGAAAATCAACGCTGTTTCTGATCAGAAATCAGCTGAAAAAGCTATTGAAGAGCCCGTAGCGGCTTGATCAATAGCGAATCATCAGACCGGGGCTAACGCCCTGGTCTTTTTCTTTTGCTTCAACCAAACCAAGCTCCTCAAGCAGGCTTTGTGTGCCATCAGCTGCTGCTAAACCAGCACCTACGCCACCTGCTAATGCACCAGCCTGCAAAGCACGAGCAGCCAAGAGAGTTGCTATGTCCTCTGTCACCCCAGGTGATGAGGCTTTGTAGTAACTCTCAGGTGCCATCCTATTGGGCCTAAAGACAGTTTGCCCTAAGAGAGTGCGAACGTTCTCTTTCTCAGGCACAACATTATCTTGCAAATACAATATCTTTTCACGGATTGCTTTCTGTACAGCATTGTCAGCCATAGCCACGGCTTCCATAGCTTTACGCAATCTATCCTTTCCACCCATAACAACTGAGCAATACAATACTTACATAATATCAACAGCCTGTCCACTGGTTAACACCAGTGGTTTTTTTAGTACTTATGAAAAACAACATGATCTGGGCTGTCTACGACGTCAACCATGCCGAAGTTGTCGGCATATGGAATGATATATGCGATGCAGAAGAGTTTCTTGAAGAAAATGAATCATCTTCCGATGTATGGGCAGTGATGCCCGCAGATGAACTTTGCTGTGATCTAGCAACCTTATGAGTATGGCCTACAAAAAAGATCCAGTTACTGGACGTCTCGTCCGTATTTTCCCTGAATCTAAACAGCCAGTCACAGGTTAACACCTGTGCTTTTTTCTATGTAAAACATACAGGTAATACCTTGAACAATTCATTCGACTTCACCATCACTGAAGATACCTTCGTGCGTGGTATAGCTCTCATTCATCCAAACCATGAAGACGCTTACATCTTCATGAAAGATGAGTGTCACCTTGGTGTAATGGCTAACGGCTCTGCAGCCGTGGCCATGGACACTATTGGCGACTTCATCAGTGATGCCGGTCAGTCTTATCTGACCTGCGAATACCTTTGAAGTTCAATCACAGGATAACTCCTGTGGTTTCTTTAGTAAATTTATAACAAACATGCAATCATTCATTCCTAATTCAGTATCATCTGAAGATCTTAATGCACTATTAATCACTAGTGACATTCATCCTTCGGAAGTACGAGATGAAGTAGAGCCTGATGATCTTCATGATCATTTGTGGCAGGTGGCAAATCGTCACCTTACAGCCATGTTTGGAGAATACAATGACCCATTGGTTCACAAAGTAGCAGCCTTAATCGTCCTTCGTCGCTTAGTTGACTGGCATGTAACCGTGTCAGAAGAACAACTTGCTAAAGGATCAGAAGGTGCACTTGGTTGGGCAGCCGATGCATCAAAACTTGAGCTTGCTTGGCAATTGCTCAAGGAAACATCCATAGGGGACGATGACCCCTACTGCGAATAACAACCATGAGCAGGCTAACGCCTGCTCTTTATTTTTATGTTCTACAAATTTTTTGTCTCACATGACTGAGTACACCAACTACGCTTCTTTCAACACTTTCACTGTTCAAGGTCGTATCCTTCACAGTGAAGTCAAAACTGGTCAATACGGCGACTTCCTTTCTGTCAGCGTCATTTCTACTCTCGTGAAAGACGGTGCAGAAGTAACTGTCATCTTCACTGACAATGCAGGTTTGCTTTCCCTCGCTCAGAAGGGTCACCTCGACAAAGGTCGCATGGTTACCCTCACAGGCCGCCTTGCCGGTGTGTCCGAGGTTTTCACAAACAAGCAAGGCGAAGTTCAGCAGCGAGTGCGTCCTGAAATCGCCATGACCCAAGTCTCCATCCTTGATGGCGGTCTTGGTGCCAAGCCTCGTGAAGAAGGCCGTACCACCGTTACACCTAATCAGGTTGTTAACGCTGTTAAGGCTGATGCAGAGGTTGCAGTCGATCAAGCTCCTTCCTGGTGCTGATCTCTCTGGTTCTTCCTAACGGAAGAACCGTTTTTCATTGTTTACCGTTCGTTGATAACTCACTATGCCAAGAAAAACTAAAGCAAAAACCGCGCCTGACTACACGATCGAGAAGTCACGCTATGGCTTGTACACATCTATCACCACTGATGGTGAAAGAATGGTTACAGCATTAACCGAAGATGCTTGCCGTCTAGTGACCGATGACATTCACATTCCTGTGATGCTCGGTACTTTTGATGGCTACACATCTACTCCAACTTTAAATAAAGCAGTGGAACTCTAGTAACAGCTAATCTTTCGGACATTCGATTGATACTCTCTAACGAGAGTATCTATTCCTGTTCTCAATGGCCACCATTCTTGCGACCATTCGTGTAGATCTTTGCACCCGGTTGAGCAATGATAATTTGCTTGTCATCACCCGTGATGTCATCACGTCCAACTGAGTAAGCAGGTTTTGCAGACTCCTTGGCTACTCTGCTTCGAGCAACGATAGGGTCTAAAACAACTTCAGGCAATTTACCTATACGAGCACCTGCTAGTTCGTTGATAATTTTCCCAGCTTCACGCTCAAGCTGACGTCTGTATTGATGATCTCTAATAAGTGCTTCTACTCCTAATTCCTTTAAAAGACTATCGTCAGATCGGCTGTACTCATCCGCATTACGTGTCACAGGTGACCCTGTCTCTAATGTATGAGCCTCACCCAGCAGCCTGTGAAGACGCGAAGTGCGACTACCCCTTAGCTCTTCACCAATACGACTGCCGTCACTTTGGTTCAATGAGTTAGGACCGATATAAATATTCTCCTTTTCAGCAATCTGTTTTGGATTGCCAGACAAAATTGATTCAGCCAAGGGATGTTTGTGCATTGCGTCAAGGGCATTCCCTGTTAGTTGTGCACCACCAACTGGTGCTTCCATGCCAGCAACGTCTACAAAAATCTTATCTGCTCGCATAGCTCTTTCAACAGGGCTAAGAATATCCTTTGTAGGAATAGAGCGGCCGGCTAAAGGGTGCCCCTCTGGATATCTGCGACCGTCTACTCCTAGCCCCCCTACCACTCGAATTGCGCCTGGAGAAACCTCATTTCTAATTGCATTAAGCAAGATGGCTTGGTTTGCTGCAGACAGTCTGGGTGCACTTTCCACTTGACTTCCTTCTTTAGCTGCAGCCATCTCAGCTAACTGCATCTCCACCCTCTCAAGATCAGACATGGTGAGGGGGTCATCTGAAACTAAGTCATAGCCAGGCAGCTGGACAGGACTTCCATCAGGATTAAATCTCTTGTCACTATATCTAGGCACCATGTGCTTGAACCCCGCCAAACTACTGTCAGGCACTGCCAGTTGATACATCTCACGAATCAATGGATCAGGATGACTCATCCCAACATCTCTTGCTTCTTGTGATGTAATTAGACGCGCATGCGCATCTTTACGCGCAATATGCGACGGGGTATATCTTACAGACACTATGACTACTAAATATTATTATCCTCTTCATTTTATCTATAAAGTATTATTTACTTACGCAAAAATGAACGACTAAGTTGCTACCAACGTTTAATTCATAAACTATTTACTGTTTCGATACAATTGAAATAGTTTTGACTGTTGTTGTAAGATGTTTTTTAACCTCAAAAAAAGCGAACTATCTTCTAGTCAAAAAGATCAAGTAAAAGCCAAGTTCGGTAATATTCAAGGCTGGCAAGATGCAAAAGCCAAAGCAGCTGGCTATAAAAATGAACAAGACAGAAAAGGTAATTCAGGAACTCAACAAGCTGCAAATAACTCCCCTCCGGCACCAACTCCTGCTCCGACACCTGCTCCCACTCCAGCGCCAAGGCCTACGCCAACGCCTGCTCCAACGCCTTCCTCCAAACCTCAATTTGCTTCAAATACGCCTTTCCAAGGTCCTGTTAATCAATCAAAACTGACTGTCTCTAACAACAGCAAAAGCAATAACAAGTTTGACTCGAAGTGGTCAGATTTGAGTAAAAAACAGCAGGATAAAATGAAAAATCAATATGGTAATAAGCAAGGTTGGCAAGATGCTAAGGCTGCATCTTTGGGTTTTAAAAATGAGAATGACAAAAAGCAGAATCAATCAGCTGGATCTAACGGCCAGCAGTCAAATAATACTCCTCTCCTTAATGTTGTAGATAAAGACAATGCTTACTTAGATATGAAATGGTCTGATTTGTCTAAGACTCAGCAAACTGATATGAAAATTAAGTATGGAGATAAGCAAGCTTTCCAAGATGCTAAATCTCAACATTTCGGCTTTAAAGACGAACAAGATAGAAGAGGCAATTCTGGTTTACAGCATGATGTGGATCACGGCTACGTGGATGCTCCCTCTAATTTTGGTGACAAATGGTCAGAATTGAATAAAGATCAAAGACAAGATTTGAAAGAACAGTTTGGCAATAAGCAAAACTGGCAAGACAGTAAAGCCCAATACTTTGGGTTTGAAGACGAGCAAGATAAACGTGGTAATACAGGAGCGCAGCATGCTTTGAATAACAGCGGGGGTAGTGGTGCTGGCTCTAATTACGACTATGGTTATGACAATTCATCCTCGTATGATCCCGGAACTGCTGGCGGTACAGAAGGTGCAGCTAGCACTGGATCAGGTGGAGGTGGAGGTGCCTATTCAGCACTTGGTCTAAGAAGCGGCGGACCTGACAAATATGCCCATGCTGCTGCTGTAGCTGACATGTTCAAGTTCAGTAACTTTGGTAAACGTCAGCAATATACAAACTATGATCTCAATCTCAAATGACCGATATTAATATCTTAAAAATCTATACCGCATTTATAATTGGATCCATTTTCTATGTTTTGATTACTTTCAACCCTGGTAGCTAGATCACTTTTCCTAAGTCTTACAATGTAAGTAATAGTTCTAGTACTTAATACAATGGGCAAAAGTAAGGACAGCTGGCAGGAAATGTTTGGTCTAGAAAAGACTAAGAACTCGAAAGAATATGCGAAACTACTTGGCGTTGATTATGATTCGTTTCAAGAAGACAATAGAGATGGCAATGGAGCTTTTGACCAGAAAGGTTTAGACGAAGCACTTTCAAAAGCTGCAAATAATAGATTTGACTTTAGGGATAGTATGCTGTCCGCTAAAGCTGCTGGTGTTGAAGGAGCCGATGAGCTTCCTAATGCAATCAGCAATATGGATGAATTCCGACAAACACTGGGTTTTCTCACTAAAACTGGAGCGGATGAGTTAGGCCAAAATAAAACAAGCAGCCGTAATGACTTTGGAAACATTACCAAGCATTTCCGAGGGCTGGAGCAAGATGCTCTGGATAGCAAATTAAACCAGCCTGCAGAATTACCTTCTAGTAGTGGTGAAGCTACTAAGCAAGAACCTTACGTACCATCCGAGCGGATGCAAGCGGCTAACGATTTTGTCAAGCAATATGAGCTGCAACTTCGGGATCCTGGGTTTAATACCTTTTCCACAGGGAATGGTGCAGACGTGAGGTCTGACGTAATTTTTGATACACGTGCTGCTGAGCTTGGTGGTGAACGTTCCGACCAGGTAGGTTCTAATGAACTGGTTGACACCATTAATACCTCACCTTTGGACACGACCTCAGTTCAGAAAAATCAGGCTATTGATCTTAAAAATAACTATGCATCTAAAATCAAGGATGAACTGAACAAAAACAACGTAGTTACCTCAAACTTCGGCGTTACCATGGGACTTGCATAGATGCTTAGGACAAACAAGCACAGATAAACTCTCCAAAAAAACTACAAAGCTACGCTAACTACCGTAGTTACTATATACCCAATTTAAAAAATACTGTATAGGGAGAGGCTATAAAAAAGAAGATATATAGGGATTGAATGTAGTTTGAGTAGTTTTGTAGCAGAATTGAATACCCCAATCAGACCCTTTATACCTGTCCCTGCAATCAATTACGAGCAAAAAAACGGGGGATGAGTAACGCTACGTTACCCAAATCACACTCATTTACTCACTTGACGTGCTCTAGCCAGTTAAACTTAACTAACTAAACTTCCATTCCATTGCCAGACAAGCGTGTTAACTTCAACATGGCAGAAGAATGCCATGCATTGTTAAAGAGTTTTTGTGCAATAAAAGGCGTATCAGTGAGTGACTATTGCTACGAGCTAATAGCAGTGGACTTTGCCAATGAATGCCGAGACGACCCTCAAGTTAGGGCTCTTTTAGTTAAAGGAGAATATCCAATTGGAAGTGCTGCCAACAAGCTTAAAAAAGAGATTATGAGTGAATTCCCTTCTGAGTAAACGGTATTTATTGTGTACATATTACTCATAAATATGTTTCTCTAGTCATCACTACTAGACATTGATAACGATTTCCAGTATGAAGTCAAGGCAAACAAGTCTTTTTCGTACCAAGTTTTTTTCAGATGAAACGTGTCACTGTTGTGCTCCCCACTCCTTCTTATAAACAGCTCAAGTTACGTAGCTTCACTGAAGACACAACCATGAATGCGCTAATACTTGAAGCTGTACAGAAGTACATGAGCACATACCCAGATCAAAAACTAATGAACTTGTGACAAGGCATAGGACGCCCTTTAAAACATCAATGCAGGCTAACGCCTGCGTTTCTTTAGGCGTTCTACATATGTCTACAACGTGTCAGACGATTCAAACGTTCGGGAAATTAACCCAAACAAAACACTGCCAGGATGCATTCTTCCAGAAAAGGCAGCGGCGATCGAGGAACTGTTCGATTGGAGCAGTAACTTCGAGCCAGGAACCAACCCATGGTGCGTATTCCTTGACCTCACCGGATTTTCGGACGAGGAGTATGGAGAGCCAGTTTACAGCGGTGAATCCTTCAGCCCAGTATTCGGATATATAGAGCTTCGCCTTTTAGGTGGTGCTCTACAAATATTTGAAACTGAAAGTTTCGACACTGTTTATGAGTGGATTCGCACTTTAGACAAAGCTCAATGATCAAACTTACATAGTATGTAGAGAGGTGATTTCACCTCTCTAGTAATGATTCTTACTACCATCATGATTATCTTAGTAGTACTTTCTAGAGTACTTCATACATGATTTATCACGCTTGTTTCCGAACAGAGCACGGTAAAGCCTGTATCACTGTTGAAGCACCAACACGAACAGAAGCACTAGCAAATCTAATGCTTAACAATAGTGATCTTAGATTACACCCATCTAAAATTACTAACGTTACGATGTTGCGTTGACTATGTTATACTTAACACTGGCCGTGAGTGGTGTGCGGCCTTGCGATGTCGTCGGTATACTTTTTAATAGTAGGCACGCACAGGAATACTTAGTACTTATCTTAAATGTCACGAGGGGCTTATATTTGAGCCCTTTTTTGTTGACATCCGCTTTATGCTGACCTATATTTAAGAAGTGGAGGATGACTGGTTAACACCAGTGCTATCTCCAGTGTTCTTAATAATACTGAATGAACATAACTCAAGAAAAAGTCAATGAACTCAATGAATTGCTGGACGACGTTGTAGCTTTATTCTGTGATGAACATATGGTTTCAGGACAGACAGCTTGGACTTGCGTTGAAGTTTTAGCAATATGCAAAACACTCGAACTAGCAGGAGTTCTCACCTCTGAACCTAGTGAGGAGAATGCTTTATAAAGATAAAACTACCTACGTTAGTGAAGGCATTATGCAATTCATGATTGCTTCTATTAATCAGCATCATGCTGATAAAGAAGCTGTTTATACCAAGGTAAAAGCCTTGTGTAATGAGCAATTAAATCTTATGGGTGGTCAAGACCCTGACAGAAACAAATAACTAACCGGCTAACGCCGGTTCTTTCTTCCATGCTCTTCGGAGCTTTCAAACTACATTTCGACTATGACAATCGCTACTTCACCTGTTCTAACCGTTGATTCCTCTTCACTCGTCGCTGAGTTTGGTGGATCCAGCAATGTTGCTGTTGACGTTATGATCGGAGTTGGTCTCGTTAAAGACAGTGAAGCTGTCTTCTTTCAGTACGTTGGTGACGACAACAAGCAGGCTTTGATGCAAGCCAACGGGAGACCCGTAACCAGCATTCACCCTGTAACTGTTACTGGCATCGGCATTGCTGATGACGTGTACAAAGATGCTGGCTTCTCTGGCGCAAAACTCAACTTGTTTCTGCGTACCCAGAACGGCACCAACGTAATGCTTACTTCTGGCCTCACCACTATGTGGTCTCAGTGCATCACTACTTGTTTGATGGGTCTGTATTCACAAAACTCTCTTAACAGCCTGATCAAACTTGACACCTACAAAGGTAAGTCCAGTAAAGGTGCATGCTTTGCATCTATGTACAACAACGGTAACAAAGTAACTAGCAACGCGATGTATCAAGACCTTGCCGATGCTCGGCAGTCACGTAACTACGATGAGGTCGAAAGGCTTCAGCGCAGTGCGATTGAGCTTGTATCCGCTGCAATTACTGAAAGTGCTGACGTACAGCCTACTGAAGTTGTTGTAGAACAAGAAGACAACTTCTGAATCAATTAATACACATGGGCTCCATTCTTGGAGCCTTTGATTTACTATAAATAATGGAAACAACCGAAGTATTTAAACACGACTTGTTTGAAGCTGTGACTATTTGTCATGCAGCTCTCGCACAAGATTCTCCTGAAGATGAACGATTTTATTTGAATCAGCTTTTGAATCTTCTCTTTGCTTACTTGACTCGTGCACAACGAGACGAGATCGAAGTTTATTTAGCAGAGAAGAAGTATCTACCACCTGTAAATCTTATTCTTTGATCTAATGACTGACATCTCACTGCTTGTTTTTACTCAAGAAAACTGTCCACCTTGTTATCGATTAAAAGAATACATCAATCGCCTTCCGGTACAACAGCAAGAGCTTATTGAGTTTGTCCCGCTGCGAACTGCATCTGGTCAACTTACTGCGCTTGCTGAAGAGTGTCACGTTGAGCTAACCCCTACTTTAGTTGTTGCCGCTGAACATGTCGAATGTACAGATGACGATGGTATTGAAGTGTGTGATCTCATTGATGAGCCAATCGAAACTATTGTTGGCGGACAAGCAATCACTATTGCATTGCCTGGCGTAATAAAAAACTACAGCAACTTTGAATTTGTATGACAAAAGAAGTGATCATTGATTTGACACGAGAAGAAATGGTTGATCGCCTCATAGAAGAAACCTATGACGGCATGGACTACAAAGCCTTATGGCACTACTTCGAACACTATCAGCAACTTGAATACGCTGATTGGACTATTAAACAAATTGAACAAGAATACAAAGAGTACTTTTTAGATGAGCAAGAAAGCGAATGTAATTGAGGCCAAAGGCACGATTTATAAGGAAAGTGGTAATGGATACTTTAATGTCAGATTAGCCGATCCAGATGGCCACGAATGTTTATGCCGTGCATCTGGTCGGCTGATCACACGTAAAATTCAATTGTTAGTTGGTGACAAAGTAACAGTTGAGCTATCACCATTCGACTTAAGTAGAGGTAGAATAACTTTACGAGATAAGTGATGTCATCTTCAAATAAGTGTTCGCATTGTTCCTGCAAAAAGAATCAAACACTCATTAAACTACATAAACACACAATGGACTTACAATCCCAAGCCGAAGCTTTTCGGCATGCCTACGGTGTAGTTAATTCACCGGACAAAGCAGATATGCAGCTGGGACTTATTCGCGAAGAGTATTCCGAATTAAGGGATGCTCACTATGACGATGACATTTCAGCTGAGGCAACTCTTAAAGAGCTTGCTGATGTTGTGTACGTATGCTTTCAATATGCAGAGAACCTTGATTGGGATCTAAATACGGCCCTTGTTCGAGTCCATGAAAGCAATATGTCTAAGTTAGGCCTTGATGGTAAACCCATCAGACGTAACGACGGCAAGATCCTCAAGGGACCAAATTATCAACCCCCGAACCTTTCTGACCTTGTATAACTTAGAAATGAAGTCTGCTATTGCTAGAACTGGCCGTGTTGAAAACTGGATGAATAATCCGGACGGGCGGCTTCCGGTGTCCTGCACCGTTTTTATTGTCGAAGACTCAATGGAGGGTCCAAATGGAATTGAAGCATCATGGAGATTTGTTAGCCACGCTCTACGATATGGAGCTGGCGTTGCAGTCCATCTATCTAAACTCAGAGGAGCCGGAACTAACAACGGCAAAGGACTCGTTGCGTCGGGGCCTGTATCGTTTGGCAAAATCTATAGCTGCCTTAACGAGCAACTCAGAAGAGGAGGAATTTACAAGAATGGAGCAGTTGTGCTCCACCTGGACATTTCCCATCCAGACATCCTCGAATTCGTAAACGTTGAACGGAAAGAAGTTCCTTGGGCTAAGCGATGTGTGAACCTAACGACAGAGCTTTGGAAAAAAGCCAGTGCTGTGGTCAAAGAAGACATTCTTGCAGGTATAGCACGAGGTGATATCTGGCTTGCAAAAATTAAGCATGATCAGAAAGGTGAACGCATTTATGCCAACGTTTGCCTTGAAGTGTTTCTCAAAAGCCGAGGCACCTGTCTCCTCGAACACATTAATTTAGCAGGTGTAGACCTCGATCAATTGCCTATGCAGTTCTATCGTGGTATGGAAGAGCTTATTGATCTTCACGCTAAAACTGGTGTAGGAGACACCGGAGAGTATCTAACTCCTGCAGTTGATCGTCAAGTAGGTTTAGGCATGATTGGCTTAGCTAATCTGCTGTCAATTCATGGCGTGACCTACCAAAATTTCGCTGATGCACTAGATACTTATCACTGTAAACCTTGCTCTCGTCCAACGACTCGTGCTGCTTATAAAATTGTAGAAGTCTTAGTTCATGGCATCAAGTTGGCATCCAGCCTTGCTGAAGAGGCAGGCATGGATAGGGCCTTCGCCATTGCACCAACTGCTAGCTGCTCATACCGATATAAGGACACTCAAGGTTTTACGACCTGCCCTGAATTGGCTCCACCAATCGGACAAGTTGTAGACCGTGATAGTTCTACTTTCGGAGTTCAACAGTACAACTACGGTTCTGTTGAAACAGCGGAAGAAGTAGGTTGGACGGATTACAAGCGAGTTGTTGATGGAATCTGTCAACTTCTTACTGATACAGGATTGTTTCACGGATATAGCTTTAACTCCTGGAGCGACGTTGTTACTTACAACGAAGCATTCATTGAGGAGTGGCTAGACAGCCCTCAAACGTCCCTGTATTACAGCTTGCAGGTCATGCAGAATACACAAGCTAAAGATGACGCTATGGCTGCTCTTGATGCCACGGAAGACTTCTCTACCCTTTTCAATTTTGATGACGAAGCAACTGAAGAATCAGACAATTTCTGTGTCTCATGTGCTGAATAATCTTTTTAACTATGACATTTACAAATTAACTTATGGTACTTACCGCCCAAGAACTCTGTGTAATTATTTGGTGCATGGAGTATACAGAAAAAGCTTTTGATCCAGATGGAGCAGACTTCAAAGTCTATTCAAATGCACTCAAAAAGCTAGATAACGAACTAGAGCACTTTTCACATTATTAAAGACAATGAAAACTCGATACACACAGCTACATGCCCGCAAGCGCGTCTGGACTCCGGTCGAGGTGAACGCTGGCAAACTGCTTGAAGGCGGTGAAGATGTAGTCAAGCGCGGCCTTGCACTGCGGTGTTTAGAGATTCCCGTAGGTGATTTTATTAGCGACGCTATGAAAGGTGATCTACCTACAGATGCAGGTTGCAAGGAGCTGCTGCTTTCAAACGTACAAGACGAGCTTAATCATGATATCGCACTCAATTTTGCGGCATCCGCCCATAGAGTCCCAGATCGATTCGAGGCTGAGGCGGAGAAAATTTGTAAAGCGTGGCTTGAACTGGATCGGCACCCAGTTCTCAAGGCTGTGGTCCTTGAAAGATCCGTGTTTTTCGTGCTCTTGCCAATCTTCCGATTCCTCGGAGATACAGGATTACGCACAACAAGTGCCGATATCTCACGAGACGAACAAACCCACGTAGCTGCTAATTCTCTTGTCTGCGCTGAGCTTGGTCTTACATCTGACAAAGAGATCAATAACCTTCGCAGAGCAACCATTGCCTGGGCTACTCAAAGTCTTGCTGCTGAACACGAGAACAAGCACCTCTCTAAGAATTTCTGGATGAAGTGCTCTGATTCTTTGTATGCACGCGGGAAAGCCGAGGGTCTTAGCGACACACGAGCTAGCCGTATGCCAGCGTTCTTTGAAAGTAACAACGTCAACTTACCCCAGTACGCTTAAATTAATGCCAACTAAAATTCAAATTGTTGCTGAAGGTATCTGTCCAGATACCTTCGACGACAAACAACTACCTACTGACGTACACATCGTGACTTTTACTAAAGATGGTAAGCGTCAGTTCGATGCAGTCCGTGCTTATTCTAAAGCAGATATATTTGATGAGTACTACGACAAGTTAGGGAAAGATAATCCAATCCACTCAATTGTTAGCGGCTATGGCCGCATTAAACCTCTTTTATATGGCAAAATCAAAGACCAAAGCTGATTATATTACGATGCTGAAATTATTGGTTACAGATAAAGCTAAGAAGCTTACTGTCAAGCAACTCAAACAACTAATTGCAAAGTATCAATAACCGTATGCTTCAGCATAGGGTGACTTGCTCCAATTGGCCTTGTTCTTTTGAGAATTCTCATACCAAGTACTTGAATTGTCTACTGCACCATCTTGTCTTTTCTTGGCCCAATCATATTGACCATATTTCTGCATGTATTCACCATCATCAGCATAGTAGTTCATTCTGTTGTCATAAAGATCTGATTGCTGCTGCTGAGTTTCGGCTCTTGTCTGAAAGTTTTCAGTAGTAGATCTCCAGTCTTGGCCTTGAGTACCAACACCATAGTTTTGATCGTAGTTCTCTTTACCACCAAACTGTCTGTATAGACCCATGCCGTGAGTCGATCCACCCCACTCACGATTTACATCCATGTTTGTAAATTTCTGACCTGTTCCCAATAGACGTTCAATTGCACTATTTTTAGCACTATTATTAGAGTAATTTCCTTCTAATTCCATTCTTTTCTGGTAGTAAGCAGATTCGTCAATGCCGGTATTAGTTCTGTTGCCCACTACTCCAGCAGCTTTCGCATCGCGGCTTGCCTGCGCATAAGCATTTGCTGAATCTGTCCTATCTATTTTCACTTGCTGTTGTCGAGTATTTCCATAACTATTAACACCACCCGAGTTATAGTTGTCTTTACCACCACCTTGATCTTTAGCCTTGTAATAACCAGGAGTCCACCCCTTGTCATCCATTTGCTTAGCAGTGTACTTAGTTACACCGTCAGGACCATAGTATTTCTTGTCAGTCGCATAACCAGCATTCTGACTAGAAACACCTAGTTGAGTACTTGGAGCTGGCGAGGGAGTTGGTTGAGGACTAGGAGCTGGGGAGGGAGTTGGTTGAGGACTAAAAGTAGGTGCAGGAGCTGGCGAAGGTGTTGGAGCAGGGGCTTGCGCCTGTGCTTGAGGTTGAGTTTGAGTTGTATGTGCCTGCGCCCTCTCTTTAGCCTCAGCTCTCTTGGCCATATGAGCCGATCTACTACCAGCCTGCTTTCGCTGCTGTTCACTCATCTGAGACCACTTCAAGTCACCAAACTTATAAGACATGCCTACTATTAATTAATACCTTTTTATTGTAATGAATAACGCAAAGCTCATTTGGATCACTCCTGACACTGAAAAATTGATCGCTAAAATAGCAAGAGTATCCAATCCAAAAAACGAAGATAATCCTGACTGTGAAAAACTCCTCAAGTATCTCATCAAACATAAGCACTGGAGCCCATTTGAGATGGCGTCCATGTGCGTCGAGATTACGACTACACGCGCTATTGCTCCGCAAATCTTGCGACATAGAAGTTTCTCATTCCAAGAATTCAGTCAAAGGTACGCCATTCCAACTGAATCATTCCCAACAGTAATTCCTGATCTCAGAAGACAAGACACTAAGAACAGGCAGAACTCTATCGATGACCTGCCAACTGAAACATCAGAGTTCTTAAAAGCACGGATTGATGCTCATTTCAGAGAAGCTGTGGATTTATATCAATATATGCTTGAGCATGATGTTGCAAAAGAGTGTTCTAGGTCTGTACTTCCCTTGAATACATGTACTCGTCTTTACATGTCAGGCACAATTCGTAGTTGGCTTCATTACTGTGATTTACGTTGCGCCAATGGTACTCAGCTAGAGCACCAATTAATTGCAACTAATATTCAAGAACTTCTGTGCGAAGAGCTTCCAACAATAGCTCGCGCAATGTGGCATTAATCTCTACACTGAAGACTGAAAGAAGTAAGTTTTCAGTCAATAATGAACTTCATCGCCGCAACTTTTGAATTACGATCCGCAGAAAGAGTTCCAGTTACTGCTTATGGGCTTGAGTATATCTCTGCTGATGCTATTGTGCCCGGCTCTAGTGGCGCTTCAGAGGTTCGAGTACGACTTCTCTGTTACGACCGAGAGGGAGCCAAGCTCGATAACTTCAAAAACTGGAAGACAGGCACACGTGCACTAATTACCGGAAACATTGTTTTCGGTGATGATACCGCTAAGCCTCTTGACGTTCTAGTCACAACTATTGAATGCAATATCCCTAGTGATATGTATTGCAATCAAGTAGTTCTAGGCAATGCATTCTTTAGTACTAGTGACATCAAAGAGCGCAAGAACGATACTATTGCCACAAAAATTGGCACCACACTTGATAACTCAGATACAACTACCTGGCTTTACTTTGAAACCCATTCCTCTCGCAAAGATAAACTTTCTTCTCGCATTCGTAAGGGACGCCCATGTTGCGTTCAGGGCTATCTACGCGAATATCGCAAGGATGACGCTGACTCCCCTTATCGAGCTATTGTCGCTCAAGATTTCACTGTTAGAAAAGATCGTGAGCAGCGCTCATCGAGGTCATCAGCTAGCGGCTCGGCGGCGGGCTACGGAGTTGAACCGGATCCGACACCAGATTACTAACGGTCCAAGAACCACTAGCCCTTACTGGTGGGAACAACCTATATACAAAATCCCCCGTCGTTGATGGGGTTTTTTTATCTGCCGCGTAACATCCGCATAGCTTCAGCTTGCCGCGCTCTTCGGTCTAACAATTTGCCAGCGATGCCGGAAGCCTCAATTACTTCGCCTCGATCAGCTGCTTCAATTGCTTTGTCAGCATCTCCACTAAACCAGCTAAATGGATTTAGCGGATTTACTTCTGCTGTTTCCACTACTGGAGCAAAATCTGCTGTTCCACCATCGTAAAAAACACCTGGATTCTCAGTGCTTTCAGATAGCAGCATAATACCATCGTTTAGGTCATCTAGTCCTAAGCCTTTACCTGCTAATCTAATGGCCATGTCTACTTAAATCACATATAACTATTCTATAAACCTCGCAAAATACTTTTATTCTTCTTACTATTTATATGTATTGAAATGACTTAAACAATGCAAATACTTCCACCCGAATTACTTGGTGAAGGCAAAAAAGATAGGATCGAGACCAAAGAACCGCAACCTTACTTCAAGCCCAGTTCTCTTAAAGATGGCGAAAGCGAAGAGTTTCGGCTTCTCGGCTGCTACGAAACAGGGCATGCGGTCACTGGCTGGCAATACCCTTCTGAGAAAGTTGATGAAAAAGGTGAACTTCGTTTCAACGGTTTTGTTGTTACTCGTTCTTACCCCGCCAATGCATCTGACATTGCACGGGAGACTGACTGGTCTAAGCCAGATCGTCCTAAGATTGATGGCACTCAGTGTAAACCTCGCAAATTCCTTGCTTGGGTTGCCTCATCTGCAGCACGTGGACGTCTCGAAGTACTGTTCATTGAACAGAAAGGCTTGCGTGAACAACTAACTGAAGTTCTGCAAGAAATTGAAGACTACACATGGACCGAAGAAGGTCTCGCTAACTTCTCAATTAAAATTACCCGTAAAGGTCAAGGGCTTGAAACTGCCTATTCAATCTTGCCTAAAGTCAGAAAAGCTTCTGACAAAATTAAAAAAGAGTGGGTAGAGCAGAAAGAAACTATCTGGCTCCCTAATTACTTTGAAGGTAAAGATCCATTTGATGGTAAACAAGTTGAAGCCAAAGGTCTTCCAGCAGGCGGAACTGACAAGTGTGGCGCAACCGTAATGCCTTCTAAAGCGAAAAGTAAAGAGCAAGCTCCTGCCGTAGAAACTGATTTCTAATTATGTCTATTCAAAATCTCCCACCCGAAATGCAAGCGCGTATTGCTGCCATCATGGCTGGCAATGTGCCTGCAGGTGAAGCACCACAAGCTCCACAAGCACAGCCCAGTCCTGAAGCTCCAGCTCCTGTCACAAAACCACCATCACTTGTTGATCATGTTGTCTGTCTTCGACAAGAGGTTGGACATTTGCACCAGCAAAATGCAGCTGTACTTCAAACGCTAGAAGCTGTGGGGCAGGCTGTAGCTTCCCTGTATGAAATGTTTCAACCAACCCAACAGCAGACGTATAGCTCTGCATTCACTCAACCGCAAACACAAGATCAAGAGGATTTCTAAACATGCAAGATTACGAACTTGAAACTCGCAATGAAAAAGCCGAACGGCTTAATGGCCGTATTGCAATGCTCGGCGTTATTGCTGCACTAGGTGCTTATGCGCTGACTGGGCAAATCATCCCAGGTGTTTGGTAAGACCAAACAAGACATCATTCAAAGCTGGTTAACACCAGCTTTTTTATTAGTGTTCAATATTTACTGAAGATCATGGTTGACTTGTTTATTCACGAAATGCATGAACCTGCTGTTCGTAAACTTAATAAGCAACAAATGTGTGACATCATCAATCAAATTGATGGCCATAGTATGACACCTGATGTATGGACGAAGAAAGAGTTAATGGTCTTCCTCATAGAGGGGGGAGCGTATGACTCTTGGCTTCGCCAATAAACCCAAGCAACAGGCTAACGCCTGTTGTTTTTACTAATGCTAAGCATATAGTCAAATGACTCAAGAACAAGAACCTATTCAATCTGTTGCAGACAAACCTTTTAGGATTTCAACACCAAGTGGATACCGTAAGTATTTATGTTCTGGTCTTTATCTGCCGTCAGTGACGACTGTGTTGTCGGCGACAGAAACTGAAAAGGCCAAAGCAGGGCTTAAGCGGTGGCAAGAGAACAATCCTGGCGCACTTGAAGCAGCTGCTACTCGTGGTTCCGCTATTCACTTGTGCTGTGAAAACTACCTTCGAGGTATTGAGCCAGGTGTGCCTGAAGAGTACTCAGACTTTTGGTCAGGGATGACTCAGTACCTAGATTGGTTTGAAGACCTGTATTGGTCTGAGCGACCTTTGCGTCCTGATTGGAATCATCTTCGCAGTGACGACAAAGAAGTTGCATACGTTTGGTCAACGGTGCATGAGTTTGCTGGATGCCCTGACTTGATCGGTACTATCGGTGGCCTCAATGTCATTGCTGACTTCAAGACAAGCAACGCTCCGTATCGGACCTCCTATCCAGACAAAGGTGATCGTGGCGGTTACGGTGGATTTCGTAAGTACCAAAAAGTCAGTCAGCAGATGGCTGCCTACAGACTTGCCTTAGAGGAACGTACGGGTTTCCGATGTGATGTTGCTTTGGTAATAGTCACCACACCAGAGACAACTCAAGGTATATTTATTGACGGAGATCAACTTGATCTCGCAGAACAGCGGTTTATACGTCGTTGCGAACAGTTCCACGCTAAAGAATCAGGAGAAGTAGGTTGAAGCTTAAGATTGCGGTAAATAAAAACTGCGTTAACAAAACCAATGCAAACAAAGTTGCGTCTGGTTGGCTCAATATCAATGAAGATCTGACCTGGTTAGAAGGCTGGGTCAAGGCTGGCTACGGCTGGTGTGGTACGCACTTTGCAGATCGTTATCGTCTTGCAGCCAATTCCCGTGGGTCAAACATAGTTGTCTTAGATATTGACGGTGATACCACTCTTGCCAGGTTCTGGGGCACAACCACCGCTCGTCAGTGGTGTGCAGCAACTTATACCTCTAGCTCACATACTGAGCAGAGCCATCGTTTCCGAGCCATATTTCCACTGGAAATGGAGCTGGACAACCTTGGCAAGCACAAAGGTGCTTACTGGCTCATTGTTGACCGTTTGCTTGCTGAGTTGGGACTTCCCAAACTTGGTGATAACTGTGGTCAAAAGCCTGAGCGGCTGTGGTATGGCAACAAAAAAGCAAACTTTGAGTGGAACAAAGAAGTCATTCCTGTTCCTAAGTTTCTTCTAGAAACTATTGACTACGAAGAGCCTACAGACTTCGTTGCATCTGACATATCTGATCTCGACATACGTCGTTGTCAATGGATTTTACGTAACTTCCTACGACCATCAGATGATGGCGAATATGAAGAATACTTCTTACCTGTTATGGCAGCATGTGCAGGTGTAGGTAAAACTCTCTTTGATGACTGGGTTGACTGGGTTCTTCGCGGTCACCATGGTCACAAACCAGAAAACTGTGCCTCTTGGAAGTGGCGTGGTCTTGGTAACTATGCAGGTCATACCACTCTGTATGGCCTATGTAAGCGGCAAGATTCGCAATGGACTAGGCAACTACCCTCTGATCTTCGCTTCGGCGCTGTAGGGACAGCAGCAGGCTATGGGGAGTTTGATCCTCAACCCGACTTTGATTCTGTACTTAATACCCCAAATCTCATCAAGAAAACAAATATGACTACTAAAAAAGTTGACGACAACATCATCGAGCCTCTCCCTGACATGGAGCAAGCTCCTGTAAAAAAGCGTGGTCGTCCTAAAAAATCATCTGATGATCTTGCCAAGGAACGTGAAAATGATGTTGACAAAGTAAAGTCTCTACTTACTAATCTTCGTAAGAATGAGCTGACAGCTGCAATTGAATATGACTGCGATGGTAAAGCCATTGAGCTTCAAGGCAACGATCTCGATCTAATGACTACCAAGCTGTCTGTCGAGCATGGTGTATTTATTCCAGAAATGAGAGTAAAAGCTGCAGTTCAGTACGCAGCCAACAAAAATAAGTACTGCCCTATTCGCACTTACCTAGACAAGTGTGCAGATCATGCCATCCCACACTGTGATTGGGATCGTATCGGTGAAGTGTTTCTTGGTAACAAGCACACTCTTGCAACTCTTGCAATGCAGCGAATGATGATCGGCGCTGTAGCACGTGCTTACAACCCTGGCTGCTCTATGTCCTGGCTCCCAATACTAGTGGGTGCACAGGGTGCAGGCAAATCTATGTTTAGTCGTTGTCTTGTTCCGGACAAGCTGTTTGCTGAAGTAACTACGCCTCTTGAGACTCTGATGAAAGAGCAATATCGATTGCATGTTGCTTGGCTTTTGGAGCTTCCAGAAATTGATCATTTTTTCAACAGCAAAAATATTGAGAACTTTAAAAACCTCATTACCACCCGTGTGGATGAAGTTCGTCGCCCTTATGCGTCTTTACCAGAGTCACTGTATAGGCGCTTTGTAATGATTGGTACTACCAATCGCAACCAATTTTTGGTTGATAGTACGGGTAATCGACGGTTTGTTCCCCTTGAAATTGGTACTGGCTTCCTTATTCCATGGAAACAACTAGCTCAAGAACGTGACATGCTGTGGGCTGCAGCTGTACAAGCGTATCGCAATGATGATGCTTATGAATTTAACTCTGGAGAAATTGCACAAATTTCTGAATACATTGCTGAGTTCGGTGATCCTGATCCCTGGATGGAAAAGATCACATCCTACATAAGTATTAAGCAAGAAGTATCTGCTGCAGACGTACTTACTAATGGCCTTGATCTTGACCCACGTCAACAGGGTCGTCGGGAGTCTCGTCGTGTAGCAGATGTTTTGCAAACATTAGGTTGGCGTCGTCGAGTCACTAGCCGTAAAGATAGTGCTACTGGTAAAAGCAAATCAGTACGAGTATGGCTCCGTCCAGCCGATGATCCGCTTACTGAAGGAGAAGAGTTGTTGGATTTCTGATCCACAACCTTGAATCATTTCTGTTATATATAAACCAATTAAGTAATACAAATGACATCAAAAACACTGCAGGTAGGTATGCGTGTACGTAACCTAAATAATGATCTGACTGCATTAATAGTCGGACCTCCTGAATACTACACATCACGGGCTAAACTAGTACGTATAAAGTACGAGAATTCAACTCGTTACGAATATCAAATCACTACTGTTCTGGATTTACTTCCACTAGAAGATCAATATCCAGCTCATGGTGGTACTTATGGAGTAGAAAATGTCTGAAGCACAGCCATCTCGCAAGCGTGGTGGGCATGCCTATGGTCGTCGTAATCAGCAGATGTCTAACACTGCTGAAGAAAGTGATCTATGCCTATACACTGGCCACGCATTAGGGAGGTTTAGTGCTCATTCAATGCGGTACGACAGTCATCAAGCCTGTGTACGTTGCGTAGCCGCTGCACGTGAAGGACGAATGTCATTAGATATTGATCGTCTAATGAAAAAGAATCGAATCAAAGCTCTGAAGTTTTGGTCTCAAGTAGATATTGGTTCCCCTGATGAATGTTGGAATTGGCAAGGCTCAATCAACAAAAGAACAAGTCAACCTCAATTTGCCTGGCGTAGGCACGGCATCTCCTCCTCAACACAACATCACCCGCAACGTGTTGCTATGTGGTTTAGTTGGGGAGACCTTGGTTTTACTGGAGTTAAAACTACTTGCGGTAACAAGTATTGCTGCAACCCATTCCATTTAATTCCACAAAAAATTGGTGTTTTTGTAGACGATGACACCTACCTTGATAGCTTCGAGCTTGCAATTCAGATTCAAACACTTAAGCAAAGTGTTAGTGAATATATGATCGAAGAAGCTATGAAAGAAGCGCAGAAGATGCAAGATGCCGAAGAAGTTGCAGCACGCAACGAACTTGGCATTAGTCAAGACGCTTCATACCTAAATAAGTTTGAAGCTGTAATGGTAGACATGCTTGAAGGTAAGCACATCACTCAATCGGATCCGGGATTTGATTTACTTCGTGGGCTAATTGATAATGAATCTGATGATAATCCCACGAAAGACTACTAAATTTTCTTATTGTAATACAAGAGTTTTCAATTATGTCTCGACGCGAAGATTTACTTAAGCAACTACTTGCCTCTGACAAATGGGGTGAGGAAAAAGAACAAGAACAGAAGTTCTTACAAGCCACGGCTGAGCTAGTCCTTACAGACATGCTCAACATCACTATCAATGGGTATTCCCAATATGGTGCTGGCTCCCTGATTATCAACCTTCAAAATGACAGTACTACTTATATGAGTGGTTTTGACATTGAAAGGGACATCTGTGCTGCAGAGCGCAACGAAGATGAATCAGTGGTTGAGTTCTTGCGTGATCTAATGAAACGCATCGACGAAAATGATTGGACATCTAACGTCTTGATTACATTGATTTCAGATGCAGGAACAAGAACATTTAGTCTCGAAGCAGGACGGAGCCAAGAGAGCTTCTCTGAGGCAGCAGCAAAATCTAAAGAATAAGCTGGCTTCTCAGAATCTAAAGCTCCCTCTATATCCAACTCCTCAGATAATTGAACGTGCTCGTAGCGTCATGGGATCAATTGATTTTGACCCTACTGCTGACCCTCTTCAGCAAGTACTTGTAGATGCTACTGCTATCCCATCAGTAGAAATCAATCCACTGCAAGAGCATTGGACAGGAAACTGTTTTGTAGCTCCAAAAGGTGCAGTTAGGAATACAAGACTTTGGTTGAACAAAACCATTAGTGAGTATCGCAATGGTTATATCAATTCATTTGTGTTCTTTACTAGCGCATCTGAAATCATTAGATCAGCTCCTGTGCTATTTGATTTTCCTATGTGCATCCCATTCAAAAGGGTAAAGCAGTTGAGAGCCACACCTGATGGCTTTGAGCCCGTCTCCCCCAGCACATGGAACATCATTCTGTATGGACCTCCTACTGACGCAGTTCTTTCGGACGTAGACAAAGTGTCGTTGTTCTACAACATATTCCGAGACATTGGACGTGTCTCATACAACGAATATGCAGGTGATAACTGGCAAAAAGATCTTGAGTTTTATGATGAGCGTAAGGGAGAAGTTTAATGCAAAAGTATTTTACTAAAAGTTATTTGTATGAACTTCCTTCAGGACTTACAGCGCACCCTTCTCGGTGCATCATTCGTGACGGTACTATTACTTGGTCTGATGCCTTGCGATCGAAGTCGGATGATTCTCTTTTCATACCTAGTGAGCACTGTTTTGAGCAACATATTCTTAAGACTGCTCACAGGTTGGAAGAACTAAATATCTGGTCAACACAACCTGGCTTTGAATTACACGACTGCTTACTACCCTACGAATGGTTCAACCCGACGAAAGAGTGGTTGTCCGATGGCATAAGTGTCTACTTCAAACACACTGTACTCAGTAATAAACTTACTTATCAAAAACTTATTCCTCACATCAAATCTCATGAAGAGCTAGAAGTAAGGGACGAATACTTATTTTTTAAACGTTGTTAAACATGGAATACGAAGAGTTTAATAAAAATTTCCTTGAACTACAAGCTAGAGGTTTAGACGACTGGCTTGATATTGATCAACTCGAAATTAATCAAGAAGAAGATTTAGTCAACTCACCAAGCCACTACACGCAAGGTGGCCAAGAAGCAATAGTAACGATAGAAGATGCAATCTCTAGTGCACCTGGACCCGTTACAGGCATGCTTCAAGGTAATGCACTCAAATACCTCATCAGACTGTGGTCTAAAAACAATGCTATTCAAGATGCTAAAAAAGCACGTTGGTACCTTGATCGCCTTATTGCACGTCTTGAAGGGAAAATTGAATAACTTCTAAGCAGGCTAACGCCTGCTATTTAAGTTTTGCTCACGTCACATGATTAACTCTATCTTCTTAATATAGGGCTAGCAATCATTAGTGTTATGGGCGTACATAAAGGGGATCCTACACATCTTGAGAATCCTGATAAATATTTTATGAATATAGCCAAAGCTGTGCAGGAAGGATCTAATCACCCGATAGCACCAGGAGGCTGCGTGATCACTAGAGGAAGAGAGCTTATAGCTGACGGACGTTCAGTCCTAGCAGCATGCCGTGTAGAAGTTGATTGCATTACTTATGCGATAGCTTCAGCTGCAAAGTTTGGAACTTCTTTAGGTGGTTGCGTTATTTATTCAACCCGTTATCCGTTTAGTGCTGCTATATTTCAATTACATCTTATGGGTGTCCGTAAGATGATTGTGTTGGCGCATGAGTGGGAACCGTACTACAAAGACGAATTCCGCCGTGCATCACGATTAGCTCGCGAACTAAACATATCTATTGAACCATTATTTGAAAATGAAGACGAACGTTTCACAACAAACGATCAAGCCCCCCGTTTCGGAGCTGCCAGTCAAGCAGAAGAAGAGTTCCAAGACAAAGACCTCTACACGACAAGTCCGGTTGAACAAAGCGATTCAAACATATCAATTGATAAATAAGCCGATGACTACACCTGTGCTATTCGATATTGAATCCACTGGTCTTCTCAGACAAGGGAGCAGCATTCACTGCATCGTTGCTCGTGAACTAATCGAGCCTGATGAAGTTGAAGTGTTTGATATTCATCGCCCTGACAGCACCATCAATATGGGTGTCGAGCGGTTAAAAGAAGCACCAATTCTTGTTGGGCACAACATAGCTACCTATGACATCCCTCTTATCCAAGAGGCTTATGACTTTGACTATCAAGGTGAAATTTTTGACACTCTTGTACTATCTCGTCTTTTTTATCCTGACATCAAAGAAAGAGATTTCGAACGTAGGCCAGCAGGTATGCCAGCAAAGTTATATGGCTCTCATGGATTAGAAGCTTGGGGTCATCGGTTGCGATGCTTCAAAGGTGACTTTGGTAAGCATCATGATTGTTGGAAAGTTTACACTCCTGAGATGCTTGATTATTGCATTCAAGATACACTAGTCAATGTGAAACTATATGATCTCATGATGCGAAGGATGGATGATTATGTTACCACCAAATGAAGGCCTAATTAAAATCAATAAAGAAGCAAAGACCATACTTATATTGGTCAAAATGCCAACCCCTGAAACCCAAAAAAGGTTGAAAGAGGAATTAGAAAAAAACTATCCAGAATATACTGTTATACAAAGAAATGACGACTAAAAAACAATTGCCTACAAAAGATGCTCCGCTTAGCGTAGAAGAATTTCAAGCTGCTGCTGATATCTTTTTTCCGCTCTACAACGTTGTCTCTTCCGAAATGGCGGGGGCAAAGGTTGAGGACATTTTGAAAGTTATGGAAAATCTTGCAAAGCTTGCTCACCGTGAGCGTGCCAAAGCTCGTGAAGAATCAATAAAACTTAAGTTTGGTTTTAACCGTTCCAACAAAGAAGACAACGAAAAGGAGAATGACGACGATGCTGAATGACTTCGTAGACCTTGAGATGCGTATGGCTGTGCTGATGGCGCAGCAAGAACAATCTGGATTCCGCTTTGACAAAGAAGCTGCCATTGAAGTTCGTGCAGAACTGCAGCAAGAGGTCAACGATATTCAACAGAAAATCAAGTCTTGCTTTCTGTTTGTGCCTGGCAAAGTATTTACACCTAAACGCAATGATAAAAAAGCAGGGTATGTAGCAGGCTCGCCTCTCACCAAGTTGATTGAATTCAATCCCACTAGCCGTCAGCACATTGCATGGGCACTGCAGCACCACAGCGGAGCACGCTTTACTAAGACTACTGACACTGGTAAACCCAAAGTTGACGAAGCTACGCTTTCTGAAATCCGTGACATTGCACTACAGCAAAGCAACCCCAAGCTCCATGCAGAGTGTGAGATGTTCATTCGCCTCCTCACTTTGCAAAAGTGGTTGGGTCAACTTTCTGAAGGTGCTAACTCCTGGTTCAATACCGTTGAAGATGATGGCTGTATTCACCACAGCTGTTCCCTAGCAACAGTTACGGGCCGGAATGTGCACCGGGGTCCAAATCTCGGGCAAGTGGTCAGTGCTCCTTGGGCACGCAGGCTCTTCATTCCTCACCCAGGTCACGTCATGGTTGGATGCGACCTTGAAGGGCTAGAGCTGAGATGCCTTGGGCATTTCCTACATCGCTTTGACAACGGAGCCTTTGCTGATGTCGTAATCAACGGCGATATCCACCAACAGAATGCTGATCGTGTGGGATGCACACGGAAGGAAGTGAAGACCCTTACCTACGCATTTATCTATGGGGCGGGCGATGTGAAGTTGGGTCATAGTCTTAGCCCTGAGCTATCTGATGCAGCCAAAAAACGTCTCGGCTCAGAGTTGCGTAAAAAGTTCTTGGAAGCGATTCCTGGCTTAGAACCTCTGATCGTTGCAGTCAAAGCTAAAGCCAACCGTACAGGGCGCTTACGTGGCTTAGATGGTCGTCCTGTGTTTGTACGCGCAGAACACGCTTCTTTGAATTTTTTACTTCAGAGTGCGGGTGCCGTACTGAGTAAGCGCTGGTGTGTTATCGCACAAGATATGATTAATAATTCAGGACTTGTTTATCACACAGACTATACACGTTGCGCATATGTACATGACGAACAGCAGTTCTCAGTCATTCCAAGCGAAGCTGATCGCGTTGCAAGAATCTTGGTTGAGGCAGCACCTCGTGCCGGTCAACACTACGACTTTAAAATACCCATCACCGCCTCGTCAGACGTAGGCAACTCATGGTCTGATACTCATTGATATGTTTGAATTTAGTGTTGATAAAGAAGGGCTCATTGTGCTTGTCCAAGCAATGGATATGTATCTTGAGCGATGGCCTGGTGGCGATGCTGAACAACAGCAGCAAATCAAAGATATGGGAGATGTTCTCCATCGTGCGTTGCTTGAAGCAGCTTTTTACGATGGATAGACATGAAAAACATGATCAAAATTACTCCTGAAACATACAAAAAAATGAATGAGAGCTTTAAAGAAGAAGCTCTACCTTTTCGTATTGAAGTTCCTACACAGGAGCAAATTGATAAGTGGCAACGAAAGCTCTAAATGTTCTCCGTGAACGATTAGCCGTTGCTACACTATAAATATACGTTCATCTCAACACATTGATTGTTGAGACGCAAGTAGGTCAGAGACCGAAGGAACGGGGAATTTCACCTCACTATGGAGTTTCCAATGACTACAGTACAACTAATGGGTCTTGTTCGCGCCCAGAAAAAAGCAAAGCGTTCAAACCTCGAACTCTCGCATCATCAAGAGCGTGAGCTTTCAACAGAGCAAAAAGCAGGTCGCTGCTACACCTATCGTGGAGTGGAGTATTGCTACCGCTAAAAACTAAATACACCTGCAAGTACAAAGACGGAACTGTCGTGAAAGACTTGTCTTATGACGACAGTTATTCTTTGTTTCAAGAAGCACTAGGTACAAGCAACACTTGCTCCGTGTACCCAATGAACACAAACTACAACAGATCATAAGCAGGCTAACGCCTGCTTTTTTTATTGCGTTCAATATATTCAAACATCACATGACTGCTAACTGCACATCTGCCTGGCTCGGCAACAACGAGGCTGCTTGGCATGGTATCGGAACCGTTACCGCAGGTAGTCTCCCAGCGCGAGAAGCTTTTGAAACAGCAGAAGCACTCTTCACTGTGGAAAAGCGAGAGCTTTCCTTCCCAAAAGAAAGCACTTTTACCGATCCAGCTACAGGATTCGTCAGTAACGTCACTATCCAAGAACCATCAGGTTCATTCGGAGTTGTCCGAACAGACACCCAAGCCTTGCTCGGTGTCGTCTCCAAGCAATACGAGCTTGTACAAAACGACAGCCTTCTACGTATGGCGGAGTTCATCCGCGAAGAAGTTGACATGGACTGCGTCATCGTTTTATCACACGGTGCCAAGATCTGCTTTACCGCCACACTCCGTGGTGCGTCGGCGGACATCGTCCCTGGCGACACAGTCAAACGCCGCATCGTGGGTTACTTGGGACACGACGGTAAAACTGGCTGCGGGGCAAAGTTCACCAATATCAGAGTTGTTTGTCAAAACACACTGACTGCCGCCTTTCGTGAGTCCGGTGCTCACAGCAGCATCACTCACAAGAATGGTGCTAATGCCAACTTTGATGCTCTTATCAACAGCATTGATGTAGCACGTCAGGACTTTGTCACTGAGTGCGATCTAATGCGTGAGTTCTCTCGTGCATCTATGGGTCCTAGCGCCTTCAATGACTTTGTTGACGAGGTCTACAACATTGACCAAGACCAAGTCTTCCGCAAGCGTGAGAAACTTGAGCGTGCTTTCCGTGACGGATATGGTGCTAGCTATGCACCTTCCTCTCTTTGGAATGGCATCAATGCTATTACACAAGTAGAAACAAGCACTCTTGCCGATACTAAATCTAAGCGTAACGCTCAGTTTGCTCGTGGCACCTTCGGTGTAGGTGCACAAATCAGCAAGCGTGCTTTCAAAGTAGCTGCTGAACTAGTTAACGCCTGATCACACTGATATTAGAGCTATATTAATAATAGTTAGGGAGCAGCCTAGCTGCTCCTCTATATCACTGATGGAGGTGTTATGTCTCATACAATTAGAAATGAGAAAACCAAAGGTTTTCTTGACAAACTTGCACAACGTCGCAAAGAACATAAACAAGCGCGTGAACAGAAAGCTCAAGAACTTAATTACCATTTTGAATTAGAACTTTTATTTGATCCGCTTTGATTTGATGACCTTATTGTGTATCTATAATCTTAAAGTTTAAGTACAAATACTACAACAGGCCTTGCATTGTGTCGTTTACAATACGCAATGTAGGCCATTTTTTATGGCTGAGTAATACCCGCTACACAAAATATCTGTCTTATTAATTAAATGTCTTCCATTACGAACCTCGCGGGTTCCCAGCGCGAATCAACCTGGGAAAATTTTTGCTCATGGGTAACTTCAACCAATAATCGTCTTTATGTCGGTTGGTTTGGTGTTCTCATGATTCCTACGCTGCTTGCAGCAACCATTTGTTTTATTACTGCTTTTGTAGCAGCCCCACCTGTAGATATCGATGGCATCCGAGAACCAGTCGCAGGATCGCTCCTGTATGGAAACAACATCATCTCAGGAGCAGTTGTTCCCTCAAGTAACGCAATCGGGCTCCATTTTTACCCAATCTGGGAAGCTGCAAGCCTTGACGAATGGCTCTACAACGGCGGACCGTATCAACTCGTCGTGTTCCACTTCCTCATCGGTATCTTCTCTTACCTGGGACGAGAGTGGGAACTTAGTTATCGACTAGGTATGCGTCCTTGGATCTGCGTTGCTTACAGCGCACCTGTGGCCGCAGCCTCTGCTGTTTTTCTGGTATATCCATTTGGACAAGGTAGCTTTTCTGATGGGATGCCCCTTGGTATCTCTGGAACTTTCAACTTTATGCTTGTCTTCCAAGCGGAGCACAATATCCTCATGCACCCGTTTCATATGCTGGGCGTTGCCGGCGTATTCGGTGGGTCTTTGTTTAGTGCTATGCACGGAAGTTTGGTTACTTCTTCTCTCGTTAGAGAAACAACTGAAACTGAGTCTCAGAACTATGGTTACAAGTTTGGACAAGAAGAAGAGACGTACAACATCGTAGCCGCACATGGTTACTTCGGTCGTTTGATCTTCCAATATGCATCCTTTAATAACAGCCGTTCACTTCACTTCTTCCTGGCTGCGTGGCCGGTCGTTGGTATCTGGTTTACCTCCCTCGGCGTCTCAACCATGGCATTCAACCTCAACGGATTCAACTTCAATCAATCCATTGTTGAAAGTCAAGGTCGTGTTGTAAACACCTGGGCTGACGTGCTTAACCGCGCTGGCCTTGGAATGGAAGTGATGCACGAGCGCAATGCTCACAACTTCCCCCTGGACCTGGCTGCTGCCGAGTCCACACCTGTTGCACTCACCGCTCCCTCGATCGGCTGATGCTCAGACAGGATGATTTCCTTGGACGCCTGGCTCTTGCACTACAAGAGCTGGGCTTTTCTTCTAGTGATGAACTAGAAGTAGTCACAGGCGGCTCCTCTGTCTACGAAATTGATGGAGCAGGAACAAAGTGGGCACCTGAAAAAGGCACACGCAAATATAACAAGGATGCATTCATCGTCATCCGCAGACCAGAACAAGTTGTTTCAAGTAAAGCAAATGAAGAGTATAGGGCTACTGATACTTAGAGTATCTATTGGCATGATGCTAATACATCATGGATATGAGAAACTTGCAAACATTGACAATTTTGCCGATGCCTTTGTTCGTCCTCTTCATCTTCCATTTCCTATTGCACTCTCGTATGCTGCTGCGTTCTCAGAAATCGTAGGCAGTTGGATGCTGATCACTGGATTCTTAACTAGAATCGGCGGTCTGCTAATTGCAAGCACAGCAAGTGTAGGTATATACCATGCACTTATGACCACCGGCTTTAATATTTACTTGTTAGAGTTACTCGTGCTCTACCTAGGTGGTGCACTTTGTATTGCTCTCACTGGTAGTGGGATGTTTGCAATCGATGAACTTATAAACAGACGTTTAGTAAAACAATGACAACATTATCAAATGGAACATTATCTGGAGACCGGCTCTCTGTCTTTGATCGACTTGATGACTGGCTCAAACGTGATCGATTTGTTTTTGTGGGTTGGTCTGGCCTCTTGCTGTTTCCAACTGCTTATATGGCTATTGGCGGATGGCTCACAGGAACCACCTTCGCCACCTCCTGGTACACCCATGGTCTCGCCAGTTCGTATCTCGAAGGAGCCAACTTCCTCACGTCAGCGGTAAGTACACCTGCTGACAGCATGGGTCATTCACTCTTGCTTTTGTGGGGACCTGAAGCTCAAGGCAGCTTTGTTCGCTGGATCCAACTTGGTGGCCTCTGGTGCTTTGTTGCATTGCATGGCGCATTTGCACTTATTGGATTCATGCTTAGGCAATTCGAAATCAGCAGACTTGTTGGCATACGTCCTTATAACGCAATTGCATTTAGTGGACCTATTGCTGTTTTTGTCAGTGTATTTCTTATTTATCCACTAGGACAAAGCAGCTGGTTTTTTGCACCGTCGTTTGGTGTTGCTGCAATCTTCCGGTTCTTACTTTTTCTGCAAGGTTTCCACAATTGGACTCTTAATCCATTCCATATGATGGGAGTAGCAGGAATCCTCGGTGGTGCTCTGCTTTGTGCAATTCATGGCGCAACTGTAGAAAACACTTTGTACGAAGATGGTGAACAATCAAACACATTTAAAGCATTCGAACCTACGCAAGAAGAAGAGACTTACTCGATGGTTACAGCCAATCGTTTCTGGTCTCAGATCTTTGGTGTGGCTTTTAGCAACAAGCGTTGGCTTCACTTTTTTATGCTGTTTGTACCTGTTATGGGTCTTTGGGTATCTAGTATTGGTATTATTGGCCTCGCCCTTAATCTACGTGCTTACGACTTTGTCTCGCAAGAGATAAGGGCAGCTGAAGATCCTGAGTTTGAAACCTTCTATACGAAGAATATCTTGCTCAATGAAGGACTACGTGCATGGCTTGCACCAGTTGATCAACCGCATGAAAACTTTGTCTTCCCTGAGGAAGTATTACCTAGAGGCAATGCTTTGTAAGTGATAAATGCTATATCATTTAGTTATTTGCAGATGACAAATGTCCTTGTCTAACGAAGAACTAAATGATATCAGGCAAGCCTTAAGTTACTACATGCGTATGCATATAAGCATTAATAACCCACGCTACAAACAATTTCAATTAATATTAGAAAAACTACAAGATATAAATGAGAATCTTTCTTGACACTGCAGATACCAGTATCATTCAAACTCACTTCGCAACAGGTTTAATTGATGGTGTTACTACTAATCCAACTTTAATCAGAAAATCAGGTCGTGATCCAATTGAAGTTTACACAGAACTTGCTCAACTTGGCGTACCTGACATCAGCATGGAAGTCTCTGGTAATACAATCGCCATGTATGAAGAGGGTAAAAAGCTTGCCAACCTATTCGGACATGTAGCAACTATTAAGGTCCCTATGACCAGAGACGGGTTGTTAGTTTGTCGCCAATTGAGCAATGAAGGCATTAAAACAAATGTCACACTGATCTTCACTATTCCTCAAGCAATTCTTGCTGCAAAAGCAGGTGCTACTTATGTCTCTCCTTTTGTAGGAAGGTTAGATGACCAGCAAATTGCTGGGTTGGAAGTTGTAAGAGGTATCACTAGCGTCTATGCATCTCAAGGAGTCAGCACACAAGTACTTGCTGCATCTATTCGAAATGTGCACCGCGCTGTCCGATCTTTCTACAACGGAGCACACGCAGTTACAATGCCTCCCAACGTATTTTCAGATATGTATAATCACATGTTGACAGATGCTGGACTTGATATTTTTGAAAAAGATTTAGCCGCAATGACTAAATAATATATTAGAATTTAAAGAGATTGTTAACAATTATGTCTGTTACAACTGAAGACGGTAATCGTCAAAACATTTTCGCTAAGGAACCTATCATGACTATTGAATCAGTAACTGTTAATCACAACGAGAAAGCAGAAAAGCTCAACGGACGTTTGGCTATGTTGGGCGTAATTGCCGCACTTGGTGCCTACGCTGTCACAGGGCAACTTATTCCTGGCATTTGGTGACAATAGCTACTTATATATAATAATTAGCTAGTATTAATTAGTTGGGCCGAAGAAGAACTCCGTCAGGCCCTTTAATTGAATAAAAGTTAGGGAGTTTTTTGGAGTTTCCATCCCTGTAATTGAAAGCCCTGCTGGATTGATCACCAGTGGGGCTTCCCTTTTAGAAGATATCTGGCAAAGGCTCTTTAGGCGGCCTCAGCTCCATATTCCTCGCCTTCTGGGCACTTAGCTCCTGCATACGCATTTGCTGCGCTCTGATGCCCGGTGCGAAGGCATTACGGCCTTTGTATCTAAGTGTCGTGTTTGGCTGACGATTGTTTTCATACGCAGCTTGTCCACGCCTCTGGCGTGCTCTAGCCAAAGCTTGTGTGCGTCTAGACGTATCGAAGCCTCGGTCTTCAGCCTTCAGACGTCGCTTGTCAATCGGTTTGTTTCTAAGATTGACTGCCACTTCTCATTTTCTGACCTTTCTTATTATACCCCTAGGGTTGTAGAAATATCTTTCACTTTTTTAATCAATGGTGTCATTGTCATAAGCATCTGCTGCGCTGCTTTCTTCTCAACATCAGCCTCAAGAGTTTCAATCCTTACAGTAAGATCCTTGATAGTCTGATTTTTTGTATAAGCAGTAAAACGCATGCCTAAAGCCAAAGCTAGTGCAGGCCCAATTACATATCCAATCATTGTTCTAGCTGATATTTAACGTAAGTCTAGTGTATTACTCAAAGGAACATGAGGTCGTCACCATCTAAATCTTCGTCTTCCCAGCCAGTGTCCTCAATATCAGGATTAATGGTGTCATCGTCCTGCATGCTCAAAATATCTACGAAAGTTTCTTCAGAAATAATCTCAGGTGCCGGACCCGCTTCTTCCTGAATTTTAAACAGAATGCCACTAGAGGCTAGCGTTTGCTGAATGTCATTCTTCTGCTCCATACGAGAACGAAGCAGTTTTATGACGGTCCTTTCAAGCGCACGACGGGACATACGACCCGCTTCGTATTGGGCTCTCTGTAATGCAAATCGTTGTTCGATCGATAGTTGATTCATCATCTTCCTCATGGCGGGGTCTGTGATTAGCAACCCACTCATCAATTAAATCGTGTGCTACACGGTTGTAAAAACTTTGAGTAGTAAACCACTCGTAAAAATCTCTACTTCCTTTTGACTGGTTACAGTCTACACAGCACGGAACTAAATTGGAGCGGAGATCTGAGCCTCCTCGACATCGTGGTTTCAAGTGATCAACAGTGGTGGCCCTTTCTTCTCTGCAGTAAGCACATAAACCTCCCCATGCTGTTTGGATTGCGTGACGGAACTGTCTTTTAGCAGAACCCTTTTGTAAGCAATTGAGCGAGAACATAAGTTCCCGCCAATCTTCTTGAATCCCCATCGTTGTTGTTAGCAACTTGCCTTAACTATAAAGGCATCACGAGTCCTTTTTGTGTCTGTAAGTAACCCCCATAGGACCTCCTAGTGGTGTTTCACCATCCTGCTTTTCCCAGTACTCCCACTCTTTTTCATAAGCTTCTTCTGTTACTTTGACATACTCGTCCACCTCTACCCCGAGCTTTCGAGGCAGAGTAACGTAGAACTTTTTAGATTGAATGGCTCTATTTAATTCATCTAATCGCGAATGGGACCTGTATTCACGGATCCAGTCCCCATCCTCAATCATCAGATCTTTTTTCCAGGCTTAAGTTGATACACGACACGCAGAACCATCTGAACAATACTATTATCTTTCAGTGGGCTGAGTGCAATAATTTCGCTGATAGCAGCGACAACTATCCAAAATTCAGCAGACGATAGAAATTCCATAAGTTTATATAACTCTCCGTATATTCTACTTGCTACACAACTACGTTAACTACCCCAAATTACTATAACCTCTATTTTTATTCCTCTATCTATATAAGACTTTTAAACAGGTTTATATATAGAGCAACGTAGTTAGCGTAGCTTTGTAGTTAAATTCCGTATTTACGCTTCATTTCATCGATACGTCGTCTATCACCACCAACATGAGCGTCAATTTTATCTTCTAGACGTTCTAGCACTCTGAACAGCTCTGAGAACTGCTCTTTAAACTCTTGTTTAGTCACGTAATTCTCAGCAACTTTAAGCTCTAAAGCGTCCATCCTTCGATCCGCATGATCGATCTTGCGAAAAGCCACACCAAACATTGATAGTAATGATGCGACTCCGGCAGCAATAAGGTAGTCAGGAAGCATGGTTTCCACTTTTTACTAAATATGTGCCTATAAAAAATGGCCCTTTCAAATTGTACCTTTTATACAACTTTCTATGTTGTGTGCCCCTTTATAAATGCAGCTCA